GTAGCACAGGAAGAAAACAACAAGGCAGCTGTTACAACAGCGAAGCAAATGATAGATACCTTTTTCATTTTAAAAGGGGGTTAAGGTTAAGAAATAAAGAATAAAATAAAAGCTCCCTGATATAGAAATACCGGGAGGTCCTGCTAACAAAACCAAAAAACTATTAACTAATGTAATGCCTAATGATAGGTATCATATAGGTAGAATCCAATAGCAGACAACTAACAGTAGCTTTGATCCAATCTGAAGTGGATCCTTTGAAATTGGTTAGAATCATTAGAGTAATCATAACTTTTATTGTTAGATGATAAATAAAGATGCAATACTCATAACAACAGACAAGAGACATCCAGTGATAGCCGATCTCATCCTAACCTTACGGTTACTGATATAGAAGTCTATACCATGGGTATCTTCATGCTTAGCATCAATGTACATTGCTACAAAGAAGATAGAAGTCCCTAAGAACAAAGGTAAAACAAAGGCAAGGTCTGAAGTCCATCTATATCCTGCTGCTGCGGAGATAAGAATACCAAAGGAAGTTAGCAGAGGAATAGCGGAGAGGATGAAGAGGCCATTTACTAGGCGTTGTGCTTTCTTTTTCATAAACTTTATTTAATGGTGATTGATGGATTAGGATTCCAATCCCAATAGATGGAATTGATAGTAAACAATACAATACTACCTACTACAACAATGACTAAGGCAATCTTTATCCATGTCATTGTCTGAGGTCTAGTCATTCTGTACCCAGTAGTTCTATACACAGTAGACCAAACCATCTCTCTATAGTCAGCTATGATCTCATCGTGATCCTGATGCTTCCTAGCATGCCATAGACGATACAATACGAATCTGGGATACATAAACAGCATAATAATGCTGACCGCTAAGGTTTGAAGAATGTACTTCATCTTATTTTATTTATTGGTTAGGAAATACAATTCTGTAAACAAGATATCTCAACTATCCAATCAACTACCTCATCTGCATCACAATATCCTTTCACAATATCATGTTCAAACTCATACCACTTACCATCCTTATCCCACGCAGCTATCTCTGCGGTATATGCAAAGTTTTCCTCCTTATCTCTATTACAATAGTTAGCTTTGCCAAACTGAACACTGATAGTCCAACCATTTGAGAATGTCATGGTGAACCCATTGTTGTATTCAGTACTTACTGCTGTAAACTTACTCATAAACTTAATTTTACTGGGTGATTATTTGATTTTGATGTTCCTTGTGTACTGCAACAGAGATAACTTCTCTTCACTCAACCCACTCTTTAACTCCTCCATACTCACCGACACATATGTAAGTAGATTTTCCATACCATCGTACTCCTGAATCATATACTCCAAACCATCTGGAATATCTACTATCCTTAACTCGGAAGCAAACCCATCTGCTTCTCTACCCAACTCCTCAACTACTGATACAAGGATAGGATCGCTTCTATCTATAAAAAGCCATCCGTGTTCCTTATAGAAAGGAGATCTTTCATCCATAATACTATCTGCCTTGTCTGATAGACCAAAGCCTCCATAACAATCATTGATAACAACTTTCATGATCTTGATTTTTTATTGTGATTGATAGATGAATAATTAATTACCTAACTTTTTAAGCATATGTTTACACCAATTGGTAAACTTAAACTTTACATCCGAGAGTGGAAAATTGTGGTTAATAGGAATAACATTCTCATCCTGATAATATATCTCAATTCCAAAACATCCCGTTACCAATTGATAATATCTCTTGTACATCTCACCCTCAATACCATTACAAACAGTAAAGTAGATAAAAATCATTTCAGGAGTAGTATCTTTTGGTAAATAAGCTTTCACCTCTGACTTAACAAGATACTCCCAAACAGGAGGATCATACAGCTTATAACTTTGAGAGTAAAGAGAGTTTTGTTTAGCGATAAAGCGTTCAACATACTCAATAACATCTAATTTGTGATCCATAACCTTTATTTAAATGGTGATTGATTATTCCCCGATTGACCATTCAAAGTCCTCTGTACCATACCTACCATAGTAAGAAACATCTTCATCCCAAGGAGAAACATGCTTCTCCCTACGCTTCTCGTATAAGCCATCCTCTTCACAATAATCCCAAACCGTATAATCATTACAGATAATAGTTCTATCAGTAAGACCAAGATCATTAATACCATGATTAAAGACCTTCCTAATACCAATACTATTCAAATGAGATAGATCAGCATAGGTAATCTCATGAGTAGAAAGATCTATTCTACCAACAACTTTAGGAGTGTTTGACATAACCTTTTGTTTTTATTGTGATTGATTATTCTCCGATTGATTGATCTCTATACCATTTAGCACCTTCCCCATCCTCATATACAAAGTGGACGACTCTATAAGAGTTATACCCAGTAACCTCCCTAAAAAAGAAAACCGTACTACTAATACTAATACGACCATCCCAATAAGTAATATAGACAGGAACAGTATACTCATTATCATCATCATCCCACTTATAAATCTCATATTTCAGAGTAATCTTATTATCCATCTTATTATGACCATAGAGAGAAGTAACCTCCTTATCCATCATCCTATACCCATCAGTACCAGTATCACGACTCTCTACATAGAGACCATCATCGTTATAATTAGCATTACAAGTCTCATAGGTGTAGAGACAGATAGGAGTAGCAACCGAAGTAACGTACTCAAATACTTCTTGAAAGTCTGTACCGATAGATGGGATAAGAGTGTTGGAGTGTTTCACTTTGTATGTTATTTTATTTGTAAAGAAATAGCATTGACATAATTTACCACAAAGTCCCACAAACTACCACTATAAGACAAAACCCCCAACCAAATGAATGGAAGGGGGTAATGAGTGGGAAATGAAACCCCGACGCTTGTGGGGGGAGAGAGACGCACCTGCGTTTTCCGTTTCTCTCTAAAAATGTTTCACGTGGAACAAATATATATTTCAATTGAGATAAAAATCTCAACTAAACTCAAAATTTGGGAAACACGCAGGAAAACCCACGAATCTCCATAAATTGCTGACCGTCGGGCGTCGATCCTACACCGAAGTGTACCACAAGGGCGATCCTCTTACATTTCTGCAAGGGAGTACCAATACCAGTCAGTTTTTGAATTCCCATCTGATCTCTCAGAAATATTCGTAAAGGAATGTCAACTGCCTTTTCATTCACATCAAGACAAGTATAACCGAGAACAGACATTTCTCTCGGTAGTATTTTTTCCTTTATATAGCCTCTATTATTATTGTGCGACATATCAGCGGAGGATGTACATTGCTGTACACTTTACGGACCCGCTTAACACGATCCACGTATGCAAGCAGTGACGGGATGTTTTTACGCTTTACCCCCTTAGTCCTTAAAAGCGTGTGAAAGTTACAGGACTTGTTTCACGAGTCTAGGAGCCACCTAGCCCAGGGATTGACGGACTTATGCTTCGGGATAGACTTGTGTGCATGAATTTAATCACATACACTCATCACATCAACTGATAGACTCCCGTACCTTTCAGAGTCCATCCATGCGGTCTACTTAGTCAAGTCCCTCACCTCACCTCGACCGTGTGCGTTCCACCCTCCGTTCCTTAGCGGTTAGGTTTCCCGACTATGTAAGTGCGTACACCTACAGTTAATCACACGTGGCTGGCTTTACCTACCTGACCTTTCACAGGGCTACATGAATCTAATCACGCAGCTCCACACAGATACATCAGACGCCTCGCATAAGACATATGTCGGATGAGATTGTTTGATTGCGTCCCTCCCACGTGAGGGCTACGGCTTACTACCTGCCTGCATCCTACCCAGGCATAGACCTACTACGCATTCGAGTAGGTGTTTGGTGTGCCTACACTATTTAAAGTGCAAGCTGTCCACAGAGTTCCCTTTGCGGAATCGAACCGCTTCGCCAGTGAAGGGAGATGACATAATGGGGAGTGCGGGGTTACGGGTTTACTTGGAAGCCTTGGCAGCGATACGTTTCTGCTTTGCAGCCTCTGCCTTGAGTTCCATTGCCTTTGCCACTTCTGGAGGATATACGGATGCTTTCGCGTCCTCTACTACAAGGGAAGTGACGAACCTTGTCAGACGAAGCTGCTCCTTTGCCTGTGCAGCAATCTGCTGTGCAGTGAAGGATTTTTGCTTCTCGAAGATGCCATTCCTGTCTGTGTGACGGATGTAAGATACTCCCGCTTCTTCAGACGTGAAGGCAAGTTGTGCGAGTACGTTTTCCCTTACCAAACCAAATTTCAATTGGAAGTTGATGAAGGAAGCACGGACTGCCTGAACTTGTGCATTGGTCAGCTCCACTCCATTGATGGACACAACGGGAGCGTCCCATTGCTTGTTACCACTCAATTTCATGTGTGCTTCGTACAATGCCTTACCTACTGACTGGGCGAGATCTTTACCCTCTACTTCAAAGTCGTATGGGTTGATAGTGATCTCACCTGCGTTTCTGATGTTTAGTGTTGCTTTCATTTTACAAAATTGATTTTTGTGATTAGATTGCAACCCCAACACTCACCCAATATGTCAAAGAACCATATACAAGAGCCGTTCAGATTTAACTTCCCGACCCCACAAAGATACGAATATCATTTGTTAAAGGCTTGTTAAGACCTTCCGTCAGAACTGCCTGACTACCCAACAAAGATACAAATATCAAATGTTAAAGACCTGTTAAGGGGTGGGGTGCGATCCCTTCCCCCTTACCATACAAAGATACGAATATTAGTAGTTAAGGAAATGTTAACGTCTGGGGGGATCCGGCAGGTGCGTCTTCCTATCGACCTCCAAAAATCCATAAACTCTAATATATAAAAAATATATACACCCCCCCCCCTAAGTAACCCCTCAAGTCACCCCCTAAGTTGCCTCATCCACAACCCTTAAACATGCACAATGATTTTCCTTAAATGTGCACAATAGCCAAACTCGGAAGTAAAACACGTCCAAACTCGGAAGCCTCCCCCCCCCCTATTTTTCATCCGGTTTTTCCTACATACTTTTTGTCGATATTTATGTATATACGCAAAAAAATTTTTCCGGAAAAAATGAAGCTTATTGATATATTATTAAAAGAAGCTCAATCTCCTCAATGGATAGCACAAGAAGAACAACAAATTTTACAACGAATTGGTAATTGGAACTATTTTAAAAAAGACCCATCAGATCCATGGGAGCCTAGTTTTTTTTCAAAAAGCATAAAAGATGTCAAAATATCAGATATAATCTATACAGAAACTCCTAGTGAAGATAAATTAAAAAAATATGGAGATTATATAGAGAAGGACACTCCTAAAAATGAATATGATACTAAATTTCCTGTGGCTATAGAATATCAAGGTAAAATATATTTACTTGATGGACATCATAGAGTAGAACTTGCTAAAAGAGCAGGAAAGACTACAATTAAAATAGCTATAAAAAACGTTACAGATAAATACAAATAATTATAATAAATTTACAATGGCAAAAGCATCTCCCAAACCAAGGCCTATGAAATCACGTAGAAACGGCCTAAAACACGCTAGAAGGATCCAGGCTAACCATTCTATCATTAAGAAGGCCGAAGAGGCTGTATTGGGCTTAAAATAGCTTATAATGAGAATACTGTACTTACTCTTGTTCGTTCTGTTGTACGGGTGTTCAACTCCGATCCGTATAGTAGAGACCTATGTCACTGACTCGGCCACTGGTAATACTACTAAGGTAGTTCAGAAGTTTTACGATAGTGTAGATAGGTACCATCATCAGAGTGACTACTCTGATTTTATGTTTAGGCCTTATATGTACTATGACCCGTTTTTTTATGATCCCTTCTGGGGGTCTAGGAGGTTCTATACGCCTCCTAGAGTGATTGTGCCTGTTCGTCCTATTACTAGGCCTAGGACTGGGTATGTTGCGCCTAGAAGTGATAATAAGAAGAGCTATGATCCACCAAGGCCTTTGCCGCCTGGGCCAAGAGGTACGCATGTACCTGGAGGTGTTAGGTCTTTTTCTCCTCCGTCAGGTCCTAAGCCTTTGGAGAGAAGCCAGGCCCCATCTAAAAATTCCTCTAAACCAGATAATGAGCACAGATGAGATTTACTAGTATTTTATTTGAAATGTTAAAGGAAATAGGAGAAACTACCTATGATCTCAGTCCTGCTAAGATTGTTAAGTCTGCCCCTAGAAAAAATGAGGTTAAGTATTTTTTTACCAGCGGAGCTGGTGTAGACTATGAAGTTGTATTTGAATCTGAGTTTCTTTCCGGGGCTTCTGACCACAAGTGGGAAACTACTGTAAGCTTTGATAAGGTCAGGGGAGAAGATGATGAGGAGTTATATGCTTTTTTTGGGTCTGACGACAAGTATTCTGAAACTGGGGAGAAGGATGCTATTGCCATCCTGTACACTGTTGCTAAGGCTGTTAGGGCTTTTATAGAGGAGTTTAAACCGGAGTTTCTTACCTATTCCGGATCTCTCTCCGGTAAGGAGATGGCTGCTTTGTCTGATCCGGATAGGAAAGCAGATGTAGTTAAAGCTACTACTATCAGGGATAGGATATACGATAGGATTCTTTCTAAGATGGCTAAGGATTTTCCAGACTATGATTATAACAGGTCTGGTTATAACATGGATATTTTTTATAATAAGGAGCTGCCAGTTCCTGGCCATCATAAAATTTTTAATTACCCTGTAAAATGAGATTTATTTTGCTTCTTAAAGAGATTGCTACTGCTTCCTATACTCTTGAGGCTCCGAAGGAGAATAAAGAAGGGAAGTTTGACAACTACGTAGACTATAACTTTGAGACGGATACCAAAAGAAAGTATTATGTTAGGTTTACCTCTAAGTGGGCTGGCAGGAATAAACAGCAGGACCAGAAGCATAACTGGGCTACTGAGCTTACTTTCTTCCCTGTACAAGCTAACACAACAGGGGATACTGAGGTTGGAGGTGAGAACTTTGGGAAGATTCTTGCTACTGTTATTGAGGCTTTGAAGGATTTTATTAAGGAATACAAACCAGAGTATGTATTCTGGAAAGGGATTATAGGCAAGGAAGAAAATAAGCCTGATACTGCTGACTCTACCAAGAGGCAGAGGATATATAATGCTATAATGGACAGGGAAGCGAAGTCAGTATCTGGATATGTCCCTAACAAAGGCCCTAAGTCCTCCGGCATATTATATGGAGGAGATATTCCCATAAATGGGAGCCATCCCATTTTTGATTATCCTGAAGAACCATCTGTTTATAACAAAGACGATGCTGAGAAAAGAGTTTCTAGGTTTAACCTCTCTAGATCAAGATAAAATTAATATTTATAGTATATAATAGACAATAATGAGAAACGAACAAGAATTTAAAAAGAGAATTTCGGAAATTGCTGCTAACATAGCTGGCACTGTAAAAGAAGAGTATGATGGAGCTAAATACAATCTCCCTGATGCTATCCTTGCTAGGATCAACGCTAGTATTGCTAATCAAAAAGATTTAGCGCTTGCTATCCTTGATTTGATTAAAGAGATTTTAGCTAACGAACCTTCTATGAAGGGAATTGAAGATAAGAGCGGTTGGAATAGCATCATGGCTAACCTTGAGAGAATCGCTGGTGTTAAAGCTGGTAAAGATTCTGAAACTCCTGATGTATCAGCTGACGATGCTGAAAAAATGAATCTTCCTGATCTGAAAGAAGCTTTCAATAGAATTAATAGAAAGTAATTTGAATCCGGATATTCAAAATAGTGAGAAGGTATTAGAACTTCTGACTAACAGATTCTTGTCTGTTACTGTGGATGATCTTTTGAATCAACCTGCTGTTGTTGATAAACTTGAAGCTGATATGGAGAGAGCCTATAAGGCGATCTCTAAGCTAGAGACAAAGTATGAGGATGATGAAAAGGCATATGATCAGATTTCTGATCTGATGAACAAAGTACTGAAAATGCAAAATCAGCTCTCGGATCTAAGAGATGCTGTTAAAGGAGAGGCCTAGAAATACTAGGTCTCTTTTAGTTTAAGGACTCTTCGTTAGAGCTAGAGCTTGGATTAGATGGAGATACTCCTCCGCCACTGCTGCTGCCTCCTTTTACATCGTCTTTCTTTTTCTTATCAAAAGCAAGGGAGATTATAGCAACTATTGAGAGTACAACGAGCCCTCCTACGATAATTAATCCTATTGTGTCCATGTCTTTATTTTTATCTTCCTTGACCTCTGTATGCCTTTGGCCTTGGAGTGTGTTTATTGTATGATTTTTTTGCTGCGCCTAATTTTCTTTTACCGAAAGTGATTTTTACTGCTTCCTTTGAACCTGATCCTTTTTTTGCTGCCATGACTTTTTCTATAAATATTTAATTTTTCAATTAATTTATCTATTTATATACAAATAGACCACAATGGCTTTAGAGGATTTAAAATCTTTCTTATATAAGGACGAAGCAAAGAAGAAAGAGAGTTTGGAGAGTAAGAGTACAACACTTACTACAGGCCAAGTTGTCAAACAAGATCCTTTAGACAAGAAAACTTCTAATTTTTACAAGAAGGAAGAGTTAGTTAGACAAGATTTAGGCAAGAAAACTTCTTTGTACTCTAATCCAAATGCTAGTATTAAACTACCAGTTCCTGATATTTCTAGGAAAGGATCTTTCTATAGGCCTTTTGAATTTAACAGTTCAGGAATATTCTCTACTTATCCTCAAGTATCAACAGGGGGCAGTGGAAATATAACTAGCGATAGAAGAACTACTAACGCTGGAGGTTCTTTGTCTTCTGTGATCCCTCCTAACTCTGATTCAAATGTTGTTGCTGGTCCGGCAACTTATGAACTGCAAATAGCTCTCCAAAGAAAAGAAGCTTCTACAGGCAGAATTAATATTTACTATAGCATAGACGAAGGAGTTACCTGGAAAACATTTATAACAGATTGGGAACTTCAATATCATAGTGGAGGTGTTTTCTATATAGGTAGAAGAGGCGAAATTAAAGTTACTGAAGGGGATAATCTTTGGGTTACAGTAGAAGATTATGTTACTGAAGCTGATGTGGTATTCGGAAGAGGCATGTTTACAGGAGACTTTACTTCTAGATGTGGTAGAGCTAATCCTGCTAAGTTCTTAAACATTAGCACTCAAGGAAAAGTTTTTGCGGCTACAATTAACGTAAATGTGGTTTCAGGAAACCTTGTTTTCTGTGGAACAGTAGATGATTACTACTATGGTGATGATACAAATCTTGGTTACCATGACGAAGGTTATTTTGGTGAATCATAAAAAATAATATAGAATAAAATGGCATTAGTAAAAAGATTAGTAAAAGGAACTCCATTAACATTTGAGGAAGGAGACGGTAACTTAGATTACCTATATGGTCTATCAACAAATACAGGATCTTTTATAACTCAAGAGCAGACAGGATCATTCCTAAAAAGTTATCAGACAGGATCTTTAGGGCCTACTGTTGTTACAGGATCCTTATTAGTTTCTGGTTCCATTTCACAAACTGGGTCTTTGTCGGTAAGTGGATCAATCACAGCTTATCCAGAAGCAGGCTATTCAGGATTTTTTGCATATGATAGTTCAATAATAGCAAGAGATTACACAAATAATAATAATGCTTATATAAGTGCTGAAAGTGGCAACAGTTTAACTTATGCAAGAATAGGCTACAATAATCCTTTCGGTCCATATTTAGCTATAAGTAATGGGGTAGGTACTGGACTTATTATGACAGGCAGTAATTGGGGATCAACTTATTACAATTATTATCTGCCTGCTAAATCCGGTGAATTTGTAATATTCCCTTATTCAGGGAGTGCTGTAATAACAGGTAGTCTTGCAGTAACAGGATCGTTTACACAAAATGGTTTTGTTATTCTAACTAAGGTTTCTGAAAGCCTGAATTTTGCTGATGATACCGAAGCTGCAGCAAATGGAGTTCCTGTAGGAGGTCTCTATAGAAATGGAAACTTTGTTTTAATAAGAATAACCTAATAAAACTATAATATTTAAATAAATGGGACTTCAACTATCAGGATCTTTAAATCTAACAGGATCCATAACAATAGAAACAGGATCAGTGACTTTAGTTTCAGGATCTGTAACTGTTTTAAGTGGGTATGTTAGCTCACCAGGAATTACCTATGCAATAGATTTTGATGACATGATAATAAATCATGAATCAGGAAGTAGATCATTTTTTGCAGGTGTAGGAACTCCTTTTACAGCATCTGTATTCGGAGCTGGTTTAGACGGAGGAAAGTTGGTATTGTATCCAACAGCTTCTGCTCCGTCCGCAAAATATGCGACATTTAAAAGCCTGTGGAGAAACGCTGAGATAACTCATTATGAGGTGTATACTAATTTCACTGGCTCTGATTTCCCAGCATATGATAACAATACTAACGGTCCTACCGTATCATACGTTTCTTTAGGAGTAGCGTTTCAAACAGACGGAGGATCAGCTACAAGCGGACAATATATATCTGATTTAATGTATAATAGTCAAGCTGGTACATACAATCCTGGGGGTAAAGATTTTAAAGTAATGTCTGCTGGGGCTATATCAAACACTCCTACAGAAATAATGGACGGAGGAACTTTGTATGTAGCTCAAGCTGCTCCTTTTACTATAGATCTAAATCCAACATTGAATAGTCCTATATACTTTACTTGGTTAATGAGTATAGGGGCTTCATTCCCTACCAAAACTTACAAATTTAGAATGAGGCTCCTTATATTAGATAAAGGGATTCCAGTATTCTAAATAGATTCTAGATAAAGCTCTAGCTCTGTTAGGGCTTTATTTAGCATTCTAATGTCCTCTTCTAGCTCGGGATTCATTATTTCTAGAGAGTTTACTATCTCTGAAATATATCCTTCTATTAAGTTTTTAGCAGGTATTTTATCTTTTTCTGCTACAATATCGAAATAAAAGCAGTCAAAAAGATCATATGTGAAGTTAGAAAGAGTACATTCATCAGCTTCTTCTACTAATTTCTCTAAATTTTCTATAAAAATTCTAGTATTTTCCATAATTTTTTTTAAAAATTTTCCTCTTCTTTTAGTATAAAATCTCTGTATCTGTAATAAAATTTATCTAAAAGTACATCTTTTAGCAAATTTAGGGAATTTTCTCTGTGTAAAAAAGGAGCTTCTTTAGTTATTTTTAATTCTGAGATAGATTCCACTTCAATTAATCCTGCATATTCTGGAATTTCTATAGTATTTAACAGCCCTTTTGGAGCTGCATAGAAGAATTTATTTGGTCTTTTTATGTTATTTTTAGTGTCTTTTGACTCTGATAGTAGCATATGTTTAGAAGTTTTATTGAAATCATCCTTAAAATCTCCTCTAGTAACCTTAATTTCTATTTCATAAACGTAACCACTCTCAGATACTGAGAAAAAATCACTCTCCCATTCAAAAATATAAGCATTATTTATAATATATTTATGGTTTATAAACCTCAATCTCAGAGATTTTATTATATCTTTGGAAGTCAAATTACCATTAGAAACTATATTTTTAGCTGATTTTTTCTTCTTATATGAAGGTTTTTTTATATCTGTCTTTTCTAATTTAGAAAAATCTATTAACATGTGTATAAATTTTTAATAAAAAATTTGGTTGGTATTTTATATCTACATACATTTGTAATGCGCTAGCATTATATATAGTCCCCGTTGACGGGGCTAGCACGGTCGCGGTGCCCGCGCTACTAATAAATATATAATATACTATTAGTATATATTTATATATAATATAAAGTAAATAAGTAAGCATGATTAACAAAGATAACGTATTAAACAGGATAGACCAAATTAAAAACTATCTTGTAAACATAAAATCAAGCGCATATAGGTGTGATACAGATGCTCTTGAAAATCAATTTGATAATTTAGAGGAAATGCTTGATCAATTAGAGAGCATAGTACAAAGCGAACAAGGAAACAATTTAGACAGGCCCTATAGAGGCCTTTAATTTTTTAAAATAAAGGTTATGGAATTAAATGCAACTCAGTTATCTGAGAACTATGAAGTTCTTGCAAAAGTTATTGAAACTAAAATTACTGGGGGAAGGAAAGAGCAACTTCTAGGTTTACATGAAGATTGGTATAGTAGGATCGTAACTGCTCCTGCATCAATGAAAGTAAGCTATCATAATTGTTTTCCAGGAGGATATGTGTTACATGTTCTGAATGTTATAAAGGCAGTTGGACTAGTTTCAGATGCTTGGAAGAAGATGAAAGGAAAGGATCTTGATTTTACCCCAGAAGAAATGTACTTCTCTGCTATATGTCATGATTTAGGGAAAATAGGTACTGAGGATCAGGATTATTATGTTCCCTGTGAGGAACAGTGGATGCTTAAGAAAGGCCAGAAATACGTTATAAATCCATCTATTCAGTACATGAAGGTAGCGGAGAGGTCATTGATGGTTTTGCAATCTAGAGGCATTAAAATGTCTGAGAAAGAGTATTTAGGTATAAAGCTGCATGATGGATTATATGAAGATTCTAACAAGGCTTACTTTATATCTTACAGTGAAGATTATGCTTTGAAGACTGATCTCCCGTATGTGCTGCATCAGGCGGATTTGATAGCTTCTAAGACAGAATAAAATAATATTGAGTAAATATGTTGACAATTCTAATTTTTTCATTAATTTTATTAGTAGTTTCTATATTTGTAATAGTTAATTTATTAAACAAAGTTGAGAAGTATGAAGCAGACATACTTCTAAAAGATGAGTTTATTAAAAAATTAAAAGAGGTCAGCGAGCAATCTTACAGAGAATTAGAAAAGCTGGACACTATGCAGGCTTTTGAATCTGATGATGAAGTTGGTTTCTTCTTTAAGAAATTAAAAGAAATTATTATAACAATAGACGGTTACACAAAAAATTATTTAAACTAAAAAATAAAGGTTATGACATTAAATAATATTATAACTATTTTTAATGCCGAGGAAAAAGAAAGAGAGGGAAGAATTAGACCCGGAACTTTATACGAAATCAGGAAAGCTTAGAAAGAGAAGAAGAAAAAAATCTAGAGAGTACTTCACAAAGGATACTGAAGATGCGATAGTAGCATATCTAAAATCAGAGGATCCTGTAGAAAGAAATAGATTATTTAATGAGAAGATAGATTATAGTTTTCATAAATTAGCTGAGTTTATAATCCACACCTTTAAGTTCTACTACACTGAAATGACAAATGTAGAAGATCTGAAACACGAGGTCGTGGCTTTTTTATTGGACAAACTCCATCATTACAATCCAGAAAAAGGAAAAGCCTTCTCATATTTTGGTACCATAGCAAAAAGGTATCTTATAGTTTATAATGAAAATAATTATAAACAAATGAAAATAAGAGGGGCTATTGAAGAGGTTGATGATGATAAGAAAGTGTATACAGAGATAGTAAGGGAGGGAGATAACGTTGAGTTGTCTCAATTCATAGATTCTTATGTAAAGTATGTTGATGAGAACATAGAATCCTTATTTTCTCTCGAAGCTGACAAATCTATAGCATACGCAGTGCTTCAAATCTTTAAGAGGAGAGAAAACCTTGAAGTTTTCAATAAACAGCATTTTTACCTCTACGTAAGGGAGATAACAGGACAAAACACATCAAACGTAACAAAAGTCATAAAAACGCTTAAATCCGTCTATAAAACGCAATTAAACGTTATATACATGGAGGGAGAGTTAGAAACCGACGAAAATCATATTTATTAAAAAGGATAAATATGTCAGATTTTGATCAAGTAGTTTTCGGTAAAAAAAAGTTTTCCGATCTATTAAAGGAGGTTTACGATAGGTCTAGCAACAAGGAAAAGCAGATCACTGATATGATTGAACAGCTTAGAGACCTGATACAAAATACAGGGGATGCTGTTATGATGGTACCTTTGATAGCTAGTTACATGGATCTGAATTTAAAGAACGATGATGTGCTGATAAAGATGTTAGCTATAGTTCAAAAAGCTATGACTAGAGGAAAAGAGACGGGAGATTTCTTACTTCCCGAAAGTGAAAAAGAAGAGTTATTAAAATTAGCTCAAGAGTCCGTAGCTGAGAAAAAAGCTTTGACTAGCCAAAATATGCCTGAAGCATAATGACAGGACCGAATACTATATCATTCGCTTTAAAGCAAGCTCTTGGAACTACAGTAGCATCCGGTATTCCAGGACAAAGTAGTTATTTTATAGCAAGGGTAACTTATGTTCTTCTTGATAATAGTAATGAAGAAAAGTTTAATAAACTAGGCGGTTGGAAAAATATAGGAGCTATAGAATTTTTACCTTTTATAAATTTTAATGATCCTAATAGTGATCCCCTAATAGCGAGGCCTTTACACAGTAACATTACCCATTTCCCTTTAATAAATGAGACTGTTATAATTAAAACTTTAATAACAAAGAAAGCTCAAAATAATCTAGGAAACTACGAGCCTGCTTATTATTATACAGATATTATCTCTGTATTTAATGCTACTGAACAGAACGCTTTACCAGATTCTTCTTTCTTTAAGATAAACCCAAATGAGAAATCTGTAACAGGGATCTATGATTCAAAAGGAGATATAAAAAGATTAGTAAAAGCTCCTGGAGATATATCTATTGAAAGTAGAAGAGGCACTAGTATAAGGATGGGAGCTAACACATTAGGTTTCAAAACTCCTTGGACAAACACTAAGTCAAGTCCAATATTCATACTATCCCACAATCCAGCAGTGGTGTCTGGATCTAAGGAAGTAAGGTTTGAAGATATTAACAAAGATGGATCATCCTTTGTTATGATGTCTGGCCACAACATAGGATTCCAAGCTGCTTCTACTAACTTTGATTCATACAATCAAAAATATACAATACCTCAAAAACAAAATGTAGTAGTAACGGATCCAAAAATACAGGCTCCCCCATCCCAATCATTACAGCAAGTCGATAGTGCTCCAGTACCTAAAGATACTCCTGTTACTGGAAGCATTCCTGTAAAAGTTCCTGAGCCTCCACCAAATACAAATAAAAAACAAGAGGATGAAGAAGATCTGCCAGAGAGGGAAGATTTAATGCAAATAAATGTACAAATTGAAGATGTCCCATCTTCTTTAGGCACAGCAGAAACTTCTAATTTGGTAATAACAGCTAGTGATATAAAACTAGAAGAGACGGCTGCTACAAAAACGTATTTGAAAATCCATAAAAATAGAGGAACAGATTTTACAAGAATAGTAGCATCTTACACCACAGAAAAAAAAGGGTTTATAGACAAGTTAAATAAAAAAGTTGCTATTCCCTTTAAATTAAATTTAGCAGATCTATTAGTTTTCATGGCTTTTGAAAGTGCTGGAAAATGGGAAAGGGCTTTTTTGGCTAAAAATGGCAAAGCAAAAGCAGTAGGACTAATACAATTTACAGACGCAGCATTTGATGGATTAAGAAAAAAATACCCTGAATTAAAAACTCTGGCTGATATTTTAGATGTACCAGCTGTGTTAACCCCAGGTTTAAAATCAAAATACAATTTTGATCAAATAGATCTAGTAGAACAGTATTTTAAGTCACAGGGTAATAGAGTTTTTGGAGCCGATAGGTATGCTCTTTATGGATTAATTTTCTATCCTTTAATAGTAAAAAATGGAAGATTGGATCCAAAATACGGGGATTCTTTTATATTAGGGACTGAGAAAAGTTGGCAAAGGGCTGTTACTATAGGAAAAGCTAATCCTGCTATAAATGGAGGTTATCCTATCTCTATTAGATCTTTTAAAAATATGATTGACTCTTTATATAACAGATAATGTCATTTACAGATTTTAATAAATACGATAAAGACACTGTAATCTTAAATTCTGATAGGTTAATACTTAACAGTAAAGATGATTCTGTTTTTATACTTTCTAAAAAAACGGTAGGGGCGTCTGCTGTGGAATCCATACATTTTGACGTAGGTCCTGTAGGATCGAAAGATGAAAAGTATATTTTTATAGTAAATTCCCCTAGAATACAGTTAGGAATAGATTCTAATGTACAAAACGGAGTAGTAGCAAAAAATGAATCAGTAGCTAAAGGAGATTCTACAGTAGATTGTTTAAACAGAATCTTACTGGCTTTATCTAATTTTTCACAAGAAGTGAAAACAGCTACCGCACTTGGTTTAGGAGTATCTACAATTCCAGACATATCTATAGCTTCTGACAAACTTAAAAAGACTTTAGATGCTATAAAAAACCAGTATTTAGGAGAAGATTCTCCGATTAAATCTACCGTATCAAAAACTTTATAATGGCTCTAAGTATAAAAAATATATCAAAAGATAAATTAACTTCTGGCATAAAAGATAAATTATCTTCTACAAAAGATAAACTATCTTCTGGCATAAAAGATGCATCAATTGGCATAAAAGATTTATCAAAAGGAAAATTAAATCCTAATATATTTCAAGGGGCTTCTGAGGAGTCTAAAGAACCTTTAATAAATCCTAAAAAATCTATAGAAGGAATTAAAGATACGGTGTCTTCAGCCGTAAAAGATCCTTTTGGGGCTGCTATAAAAAATGTGCTGTTTAGAGTAAATAGTTTGTTTGTAATCATAGAAAGTAAAATAGATGGACTAGTAACAGATATATTAAAGAAGGCAGACTCAAAAGGCAGAGTTTCTCTACAAGGAAATAACTTGGTTATTACAGCAACCCAAGAAAATATTAATGATGCAATTAAAATAAAGACAAAAGTAGAATTAAAGATAAATTCTATAAGAAATACTATAGTAATACTTAATAATTTAATAAACACTTTGATCGCTATAAAAACTGCTATTGAAGTTTATAAGGCTTTACTAGATGTACAAGAAACACTGCTTATAGCTAACCCAGCCACAGGCCCAATTTTTAAAGTTTTCAAACAATCTATAAAAATAGTTTTTACAAAACAAGTAGTGGGAGAGTATTTAAAAGTATTAGAAAAAACTTTGTTATCTAATAAGAGATCCTTATTTAAACTATCTGAAAGGTTTAGGGCCTTACAGGTATCTGTTAAAATAGAAAACGAATCTACCAAAGGGAATTTCATAGACCAAGACGCAGCTGAAATTTTACTGGCACAAGATTTATTAAATTATAGGAATATTGACCCAGATCAGAACTTAGATACTGATTCTCAACAGTTTATAGATAATAACTTTAATACGTATATATTAAAAGTAGAAAAGTATGACGAAAAACAGCTCATAGGAAGAGCTTATGATGAGTTTTCTGGTTTAATAAAAGCACAGACAGCCCCTAGCTATTTTTCTACTCCTGATCAGTTGTTTGAAGAAATAAAGGCTATAATTAATTCCCAAATATAAAATGTGTAACTAAATATTTATTAATATGACACAAGATCAATTAATTTTATTCAAAGAGCTTATAAAAGAAGCTGTTAGATCGGCTGTAAAGGAAGCTGTAAAAGAAGAACTAGAGTCATCTTTTAAAAAAGATTTAAAAGAGGTAAAAACCCTCATAGCAAAATCAATAAAAGAAGCCAGGGAGAACAATCTTAATAATCACCAACCAAGCGTAAATCCAGAAGAATATAGAACCAAGCTTAGGGAGGCAGTAGGTTCAGATTTTAAAAAGTCTTCCCCTCTTCCTAGAATGAGTAGCGAAGCTGCTATGGAAGTTTCTATTAATGGTTCTCTTCCAAACATAGATGCGCCTATTCCATTTATAAAGAAAGATTCAATAGCTTGGAAAGAGTTTAGAGAAAAGATAGGATAGAATGAGAAAAAGAATAGAATATAAAATAGATAGTAGTACAAGAAACCCTAACAAAGGGTTGGGTTTGAGACTTCCATTTAGTCCATATTCTATTTTTGTCATAAACTACACCACAAAAGATCAGGTAAAAAGCAATTTGATAAATTATATGCTTACAAACAAAGGAGAAAGGCCTTTTAATCCTGAGTTTGGTGCTGACTTAAGAAGGTTACTGTTTGATCAACAATCTGATTTTACCATCGCTAAGGACGTATTATTGGATAATTTAGGTATTTATTTTCCAATGATTACTGTAAACAACTTAGATTTCATGCCAGATGCCGATAGGAATCTACTTAATATAAAATTAGATTACTCCTTGAAAAATGATGCGGATTCAATATTAATACAGATAACCTAATGACACAAAAAGACATTAAATATATAAATAAAGATTTTACAAGCTTTAAGGAAGCCTTAATAGATTATGCCAGAAGCTACTTCCCAGAAGTGTATAATGACTTTACGGAAGCTACTCCTGGTAATATGTTTATTGAAATGGCTTCTTATGTAGGAGATGTTCTTTCATTTTATATAGATAAACAAACTCAAGAGAACTTTTTACTGTTTGCACAGGATAAGCAAAATTTGATGTCACTTGCTTACACTTTAGGATACAGACCTAAAGTAACAAGCACAGCATTAGTAGAGCTAAATGTGTATCAACAACTACCAGCTGTTATAAGTGGAGGAGTTGCCGCTCCCGACTATAACTACTCTTTGATAATAGAGAAAGAGGCAAAGATAAAATCTTTAAGCAATAGTGATACATTGTTTATATGCCAGGATTCCGTAGATTTCAGTTTCTCTTCTTCGTATGATCCTACTGATATAAGTGTTTATCAGATTAACAATACTACAAATCAACCGGAGTATTATCTTTTAAAAAAGAAAGTAAAAGCAGCAGCTGGTACTATAAAAACTCAAAATTTTAATTTTGGATCTCCGATAAAATTCGATAGTGTAGTATTACCTGAGAACAATGTTATACAGATTTTAGATGTTATAGATAGTGATGGTAATAAATGGTACGAAGTTCCTTACTTAGCACAAAATACTGTTTTCTTAGAAGTAAAAAATAATGAGCTTAATGATCCGTTCTTATCTCAATATAGTGATACAACTCCTTATTTGTTAAAACCTAAGAAAGTAAGCAGAAGATTTGTAACAAGGTATAACGAAGATAATCAACTTGTATTAGAGTTCGGCGCCGGAATAGTAGGAGATGCAGATGAAGAGATAATCCCTAACCCAGACAACGTTGGGATAGGTGTCGTGGATTCTCTATCTAAAATATACACGGCTTTTGATCCTTCTAATTTTACTTACACAAAAGATTACGGATTAGCTCCAAGTAATACTATATTAACTGTTAGATATACTGTTGGAGGTGGCGCAGCAACTAATGTACCATCAAATGATGTATCTCAGATATATGATATTATAACAACTCCTGTATCATTAACTCCTACTTCTTTAAACTCATCTTTACTAGGATACATACAAAGAAGCGTTACTTTCAATAATGATCAACCTTCCTCAGGAGGAGGAGACGGAGATAGTTTAGAAGATCTGAGACTTAGGACTTTAGCTTCTTTCCCAGCTCAACTAAGAAATGTAACTAAAGAAGATCATATCATAAGAGCTTTAAGCATGCCGCCTAAATTCGGTACTGTATCTAAAGCTTATATAACACAAGATCTTTCTTTAAATGTAGAAGATAAACCTCAAGATTTTATAAGCAGTAATCCATTAGCATTAAGTTTTTACGTTCTGTCCTATGACGCAAATAAAAGATTGACAGAAGCGTCTCTTGGAGTAAAAGAGAATCTGAAAAATTATTTAATGCAGTATAAAATACTGACAGATGCAATAAATATTAAAAACGCTTTTTACATTAATATAGGTATAAATTTTGACATAGTTGTTTTACCTGCCTATAATAGCAGAGAAGTTTTGAATGATTGTTTAAATGCAGTAAAAGATTATTTTAATATAGATAAATGGCAAATAAACCAACCAATAATATTGTCCGAACTGTACAACGTAATAAGCTGCGGAAACGTAAGAGGTGTACAAAGTGTAATAAAAGTAGAAGTAGTCAATAAGTATGGAGAAGTTAATGGATATTCTAAGTATGGTTACGATATAAAAGGGGCTACTAAAAACGGAGTAATATATCCAAGTTTAGATCCCTCAATTTTTGAAGTAAGATATCCAGATACGGATATATACGGAAGAGTAGTAACATATTAAAAGAATTCATATGAAAATAGAAAACCTAAAAGGACACATCCCAGATTCAGTAATTGCCCAACTCCCAGACACAATAGCAAAATACCAGTTAAATACTGCATTAAGATTAGGGCATTTTTTAGCTCAAGCAGGCCATGAAAGTGGTGGATTTAAATTAGTGACTGAGAATTTGAATTATTCAGCACAAGGATTGTTGAGTATATTTCCTAAGTACTTTAAAGGAGCTGATGGAAAGCCTAGTTTAAAGTTAGCAGAACAGTATGCTAGAAACCAAGAGAAAATTGGATCAAGAGTGTATGCTTCAAGAATGGGAAATGCTGACGAGGCCTCAAAAGAAGGGTTCAAATTTAAAGGAAGGGGATATATCCAGCTGACCGGTAAAGACAACTATAAAGCATTTGATGCTACAGTTGAAGATGATATAATAGCTAACCCAGATCTAGTAGCAACTAAGTATCCTTTAATAAGTGCTGCATGGTTCTGGAATAAAAACGGTTTAAATGCTTTAGCTGATAAAGGAGCAACAGATGCTGATGTTACTGCTATCACTAAACGTGTTAACGGTGGGACTATAGGTCTTCCTGATCGTATAAAGCATTTTAAAGAATATTACAGCTTACTTCAAAAATAAAAAATGGCAGTATATAAAATATTTGCTGAAAAAGATACGACCCTGTACTCTGACTACGAAACTCTAAACTCAGGGTTGGATCCTATATTAGAGCTTTCTAAAAATATTAGTTTAAATTATACATCACAATCAACAGCAGCAAGAATATTGATAAAGTTTGCTGATGCAGATATGTCTGATGTATTGACTAAATATATAAAAAGCTCTTCTTATAGTGCAAGTATAAAATTATACTTAGCCAATTCTACAGGATTGCCCACAGATTACACAGTACAAGCCTTGTGTGTTTCTGGTAGCTGGGATATGGGAACTGGTAGATTCGGAGATGAGCCAATTCCAACAGATGGTGCTAGTTGGAAGTACATGGGATCTGGTAAAACTAGGCCATGGCTTTTAACTAATTTTAATGGGTCTACTGGTTCCTATACATCTCAGAATCCTGGTGGAGGTACATGGTACACTGGTTTTGAGTTCTTAAAAAGTTATGGGGTTTACAATGATAAAGATTTGGACATAAATGTAACCCCAGCAGTTGTTTCTTACTTATCTGGATCACTCCCTAATAACGGATTTTTACTTAAGTTATCCGGTTCTTTAGAGTTTAATGAAGCCTATAACTTTTTATTAAATTACTTTGGAAGAGATACAAATACTGTGTATCCTCCAGTAATGGAATTTAAGTGGGACGATTCTGCATATTCAATATCAGGATCTACTTATTCTCCTGTTGGTTCTGCAGATATTAGAGTATCTTTGTCTAATAATAAAGGAGAGTTTAATCAGTATGAAGTACACAGATTTAGATTGAATGTAAGAGATCAATTCCCTGTTAGGACATACGCTACCTCTTCTATATATACCACTCAAAAATATTTACCTTCATCCTCTTATTACTCAATAAAAGATGTAAAGTCAGACATGACAATAGTAGATTTTGACGATAACTATACAAAAATAAGTGCTGATTTAACAGGTAATTACTTTGATGTTTATATGTATGGATTAGAGCCGGAAAGATATTATAAGATATTAATAAAAACTGTAATAAGCGGATCTACTTTAATATTCGATGATCAATACTTTTTTAAAGTAAAAGAATAATGGCTGAACCAGTAAACATAGTAAGAAAGATATATGGAAAGAATACGTTTACTAATGTTGTTGACGTGTCTTTTAGTCAACTAGTTCCTAAAGATGGAGATACCGCTGATACTGAAAGGTCTCCCACTTTAGAAACTTTTTTTTCAGACTATGAAAGTTTATTCTATGATATTCCCCCAAGTGGATCAGAGAACTCTCACCTATCTTTAGTAGAAAAAAGTGCTGATTATTTAGGATTAAATTTAGAAGATTTAAGAGAAGAAATAGCTAACTTAAGAGAAGAAAACGTAGTATTAAAAAGTCAAATACTGATACTAACAAATACAAGCAAATAATGGTAGTCTCCGTAAACAGAATAGAATCAAAGTTAGATAAATATGATGTTATAGACGATTCTTTAATCGCTTCTAGGGACTATATTAGGCAATTTGGGTTAAAAGAAGATTATGTAGAGTATCACTTGTACACTAAAAATGATGTACTACTATCTTCAAACTACAACTACACTGATTATAAAGTACCTGGAGACTTACAAGGATCTTCTGAAACATATACCGAAGAGTTAGAATTTTTTCCAGAACAGATATTAGAAAATTTAGGTTTTACTTTTGGCGTATACAAAGTACAATTTAATATCTTCAGAAAGAAGGTTGTAGATATAAATCAAAAGATATTTTTTATAAAAGAAATATCAGCTGATAGAAAGGAAATAAGAGTATCTACAAATGATATATCAAATCTTAGTATACAAGAAGGTGTTATAAATTTCTTGTATGAGATAGAAACATCTTCTTACTTTAAAGATTTTCTTTTAAATTTTGGGGACAATAAACTTATAAATGCAGTTAATATAGCATTGGATCAAAATACGGATCCTTATTCTATACTTTTTAAGTTATATCAGCCATTACCTGCTGAGTTTGATTTAAAATCTAGTTTTTGGATAGTAGAAGAGCTATCAGAAGCTGTTGTTTATGAAATAGAGATAGCTCCAACTCCTATAGAAAATAAGACTCCGTTTCTAAAGAGTGCTAATTTTGATTTAGAAATTGATGACAATTCTATAAAACCTTCTGATTATCTTAATATATCAGGTCTGTTATCTAACAAGTCGTCTGGATCTTATCAAGAATTAATAAATCTTTTAAATAGAAAGGGAATTTACATAAATGTAGATTATTCCGATTATTCTGATTTTATACATTTTTCATCAGCTAAAGAGAGGTTGTTAAACTTTACATATAAGTTAAATCTTATAGAGCAGTATAATTCTGACATATCCTCTATAAAATCAACAACTAACTACAATACTTCTTTTAATTCTAGTGCTAGCATATCTTCTCTGCAGGGAAGCATAGATACTATAATCAAAAATTTTGATGGGTACGAATATTATTTGTATTTCACATCAGAATCAGCAGCTTGGCCTAAGTCAAATTCAGTAAAACCATATTCATTATATTCTGTTAATTCTACTGAAGCTAGAACTTGGTTAGGAAGTGATAATGAATCGAATCTTTTATATGGAGGACAACTAGCTACAGCCTCTTTATATGATTTAGAAAATCAGGACAACCTATCTTATATAGTTCCTGAGTATATATCAATGGATACTGTAAATGATGGATATACCTTGTTTTTAAACATGGTGGGTCAGCATTTTGATAATATATGGATATTCATAAAATCTATAACTGATTTATATAAGAATAAGAACAATTTATATAAGGGCATATCAAAAGATTTGGTTTATTATGCTCTAAGGTCTTTAGGTGTTAAATTATATAACTCAAAGAGCAATGAGAATATATTTGAGTATTTGATAGGAAGTACTGTTTCTGGAAGTTTTATACCAACAGGATCTTCTTTAGATACCCTAGTAACAGCTTCTCAATTTAGTACCCCAGGCCAAGACATACAGAAAGAACTTCTTAAAAGAATATACCACAATATTCCCCATTTATTAAAATCAAAAGGAACAGCAAGAGGGTTAAAATCCTTAATAACAACTTTTGGTATACCAGATACTATATTATCAGTAAATGAATTCGGGGGCTCAGATAAAAGTAACTCTAACGTAGAATATACTTACCAGAGATTTTCCTATGCTTTGAACGCATCAGGATCTTATGTTAAAACTTATTGGGGAGCAAGGTATGATTATCCTACAGGATCGGTAACTGATTATGTTCCTGACACTTTTGAGTTTAGATTTAAGCCAATAAAAGGAACTTATGATAAAACATCAAAATTATTCTTTACTTTATCTACTGGACCTTTAAGTGTCAATTTAGATTCAGATTTATATCCTGATACATCTAAAGGATTCCCATATAGTGTTTTAAAATTCTATTTAAAGGGGTCTTCTGGATATAAAGAAGCTAGAGTATCTTTACCCATATTCATGACAGGGTCAGAAGGTGATACGTATTGGTGGAATGTCATGGTTAGGAGAAGGAATCATTATGATGTGATTACAAATGATCAAATCCAGTACTATGATCTATATGTAAAAAATAAAATAGGAACTAGAATAGGACACCAAGCTTCCTCTAGTATATATTTAAGCGGGTCCATATCTTCTTCCTTCAATGCTTCCTGGAATAAAGTAACTCAGAGTTTTTATTTGGGAGGAGCTAGTGGATTAGCTTATTTTCAAGAACTTAGATATTGGACAGCCCCTCTATCAGAATCTGTGTTTAATTATCATGTATTAAATCCTGAGTCTTATAGAGGAAATTATAGTAGCTCCGCCTACACTGATTTATCTGCTAGATTTCCTTTAGGAAATGATTTATTATACTATAATCACACTTTAACTTCTTCTGTATATTCTATTCAACCTAATTATAAAGAAAGGCTGAGTATATCAGGATCTTTCATAAAGTCAGCTAGTTTTGTAAACTTCCCTAATCAAATTAATTATGTACAAAATGATGAGGAGTATGTAACAGACTCTCCTAACATGGTATATTCTATACCTGTAAATCAAAAAGTAAGAATAGTTGATAATGATATAACTGGAAGTGTTTTATCTCCTTTCTTGAAGTTAGAAGATGAAACAGAAAATTATCTAACTAAAGATGTACATTTTATAGATGTGTCTTTTTCTCCTGCAAATGAAGTAAATAAAGACATCATATCGGAGTATGGTAATTCTATAGACGTAGATAGATATATAGGAGATCCGAGAGACGATTATAAAGATGAGTATCCAGATCTTGTAGAATTTAATGAAGAATACTATAAAAAGTATTTTGAAAGATACGATTTAAATGATTATATAAGACTCATAAAGTTCTTCGATAATTCTTTATTCAAGATGATAAAGGATTATGTACCTGCTAGAAGTAGTTTACAGACAGGTCTAACTATAAAATCTCCTATGATAGAGAGGCCTAAGGCAAAAAGAGCGTATACTGGCCTGACAGAAAATTATAATAATTTAGAAGGTTATGTAAAATCTGGAGAAATAGAGGGAAGTAGTATATATATTAGTGGATATGAAGACGGAAAAGATTTCTTCTTAGGAGAGCTTTCTGGGTCTTCAATAAACGTACACAAACAATTTGAAACAAAAAATAGAAACCCTTATCTATGACTTCTATAGATTTAAATGCTTTTGAACATAGTGATTACAATACGTTATTAAATAATGTATCAGGGGCGGCTATATCAAATATATACAAAAAAATAACTCCCAATCAATCAGGAGTATTAGAGCCTGTCCAGTTATTAGACGAAAATTATAGTGATCCTAGATATACATTGCCAAGATATGATGGGTGTAAAACAGTTAGCGCTAAATATAATTTTTATACAGAAGGAGATACATCTTACGGAAAAACAGCAGCTGTAGATTATAACGTATCAAAATTTGCTTTCTCTAATAACATAAACAAAAAAAATTTAAATTTTTACGACAAATCAGTAGTTAATATAAAATTTTTAATAGACAAGTCTGGGTCAATAACCGAGTTATCCTCGGCTAATAATAATATTTTCGAAGTACAAAATATGTTTAAAAAAGGAGATAAGGTGACTATCTCCTTAATGGACAAGTATAATCCAACTAACCAATCTACTTTAGACGGTGAGAAGATTATATTTGAAGGCGGATTTAGCTATTCCCCCCTCGCATATAGGGAACTCGGAGAAACAATGTATTTTAGTTACATAAATCCAGTAACAACCACGACTAATAGATTAGGAGTGAGAGCTGTAAGTCCAAACTCAATAGTGTGGAAAACTATAGGAGATACAAACACAGCATTTAGTAGCACCCCTTCAGCTGATACAATATTTACTGTAAATGGTACAAACCAGACAGGGCCTTTATCTTTATCAATAGCTCAAAGTGTTAACTGGCCTTATACTCAAATACCTTTATATGAATATTTGAATGTTGAGTATAAAGACTATTTAAATCAATTCCGTTATATAGGAGCTCATGACACTGCTGATAATCCTTCTTTTTTCACTATCGATTATTTTTTACCTAGCGATACTTCAGCAGGCGCAGGAGGGTATCAAACTAATGATATGACAGGAAAACTTCAGGTTGTTCAAAATAGTTCGGAGAAGTATACCTATGTACAAGCTCCTAGATTGTCTGACTATTCTGTAAATGTTGATATCCCGATAAAAATAAAGGCTAGAAATGCAGAAACTCCTGGGGAAAGAGGGGAAGAAAAGGGACCTTCTATAATAAAAATAGTTGCAATTTTGGAAGTCCAAAAAGCAGGAACTTCTACTTGGGATTATTTAGATTATACAAACTCATCAAGCCCAGTCCCTTATGGCTATACTAATTTTGTTGCTACCAACATACCAATAGCAAATGGAGGAAGACAAGCTACAGGCACTACTAGGGCGTTAGTAAACGAAAGTAAGAGTTTTATATATTTCTCAGCAGATACAATAAGTGGTACAGTAAACGGAAGGTTTATAAGCGAATATTTTGAGGGAAGATGTCAACTTTTAAATAAAAAAATAAAATTAAATTTAAACGATAAATTAAGATTAAAGTTCTATCTAGCAGAAGTAACTACATTGTTTAGAAGAAGTGATAATATCTATTTTGAAGTTCCTTCTGGAGATGATTCTAAAAGTTATTTTGAAGTTTTTGATTTGAATAACTCAAATACTACTTTGGTAAGTAACGTAACTATACCTCAAAATCCTGACTTTTTTATAGCTGAGCCAGATAATAGAACAATTACTTTCAGCGACTCCGCTTCTTTATTGTATAAAAATGTTATATTTGAGCCCCAAGATGTAAAAAATCCAGATTCTATTGCTAATTTATATAGCTTTGTAGATTATCCTTTTGAGTTTAAAAAGTATGATATAGTAAGGTTTACTAAATTTTTTACTGTAAACGCAGATTACTATTACATACTAGAAATAATAGAGCCAGTAATTCAGCAAATAGGAAACAATTTTAGTGTTTTAAGGCCCCTTCAAATAGTGTTAGATAAAGAGTTTGTCCCAAATGCTATTTCTAGTGCTAATTTTGCTTTTTTTAGAAAAACTCCGGATGAAACGTGTGTGATGATTAATTTCAAAAAAAGAGAAGGAATGACTTCAAATGCAGTAGTTTTGCCTTTTAATTTGGAGGAAAGTATTCGTAAAGATATAGGTAATATAATGGCACCATTGAAGGATACAGTCCTTTCTAAGGTATTAGTTGTGGGATAGTATAAAAGAGTAAATTACAATATTTATATATACAAATTAGGAAAATGGGATATTTAAACAATGTCATAGTAACTGTAGATGCCATCCTTACTAAAAAAGGAAGGGAACTTTTGGCTAGAAATGACGGATCTTTTAGAATTACGCAATTTGCTTTGGCTGACGATGAAGTAGATTATACTTTGTATAACCCAGAACACCCTTCTGGGTCTGCTTTTTACGGAGAAGCCATAGAAAATATGCCTTTGCTTGAGGCTTTTCCAGACGAGACTCAGATAATGAAATACAAGCTGGTTACTCTCCCTAGGGGTACAAGTAAGCTACCAGTTATCAATGTTGGATACAGTAGTATAACTTTGAAGCAAGCTGCTTCTTTAGTTATAACTCCTCAAACCTTAAACTATTTGGGGGCTGTCTCAACATTCGAGCCTAGTGGATATGTGGTTACCGTAGGGGATGCTAGATTGTTGTCTACATTTACTGGAATAGGAATAGACACGACCAATTTAGGCATTTCAGATTTGAATACAACTACAGGTACTCAGATTAGTAAAACAGCTATCGGAACATCCTTTACTCTTGTAGGTACTACTATAGATACCCTATTCGGAAGCACCTTAACTAGTCTTACAACTACAGTTACCGTAACAGGAAGAGATTCAGGAGCTAGGATTAGCATACCATTAACAGTGACTAAAAATAAATAAAAAATGTCCTATATAGCATTTCAGGAAGATGATAGCGTAATAAGCTCGGATAGTATAACAGCTGGGCTATTTACATCAAATGTGTATAATTTAACTTCTTCTTTTACTTCTAGTACTCAACAAGCCAGCGTAAGTGGTAAGTACTATTTGAGTGTGTATAACCTTCCATTAGGAACTAGTGGTTCCGAGGTTCAATATTCTTTGGCATATGGACACATATCCGGAAGTGGGTCTGCACTTTTTAATTCATTAGTAAATGAGAAGTCTCCTACTAGAGACATTTATGGACAGTATAGGAATTTGGTATACGGGGATGAATCGGCTGTTTTTAATTTTGGAGGAAGCGCCAATGTTGGATCTTCTTGCGCACCAATAGCAGGGGCAACAGCTGGGTATTCTAGGGACATAATGGTAGTAAGTGTTAATAGATCTAGGTACAAAGAAAAAATAAATGCTGGTACCTGGAACTTGACCCTGAGAAATGGCTCTGATTACTTGTATTTAACTGATAATAGCAAAGATTCCACCACAACTAACTATGTTGCAGGTAATAGGTTTTATTATATAGTTAGTGGATCAAACGGGAATAGTTATAACAGCACAGCAATCCAAACAAATAGCGGAAGCTACGGCATATTCCTTCCAGATATGGGAGTTTATATTCTCAATCCAAGAGCTTTGTCTCTTTCTTATGCTAATGGAGGTATAGGTATGACAGTAGATGAAACTGCTGCTAGCTCTTATTCTTCTCCATATAATTTAAATACTGATAGATTGTTTAAGTTAATAAATAACGGACAATCATTTAAAGCTAATAGTCAAGAAACAATTTCTGCTAGGTATTTCTTCGTAAATGCTAAGAGCTCCCAGCTTAATTATACAACTAATCCTTCTATAATTGATAATAACGGTAACATACTATACCCTGTCCTTATAGACAGCCCTCAAGTATTTCCAACAACTATAGGACTATATAATGATGCTAACGAACTTTTAGCTGTTGCTAAATTGAGTAAACCTCTTCCAAAAGATTTTACTAAGCAGATAACATGTAGAGTCAAGTTAGAATTTTAAATTCTCCATGACTACATATGTCAGCATACAAACGTTTATATAAGTCAGATGTAGTTAGCACTCCTTACATCGCTAATAAGGAGTGGGGTATAAGCGTTTGTGATCTAAGTTCTTACGGAATCAGAGTATTTAATGGAGTAAAGACTTCAAGTTTATTTGACAGCTATAATGATGTCAAAACAAACAATGAATATGACAGATTCGTATTTAATTCCATAAATCACCTTTATTATCAAGAGTTTTCCGGATCTCTGCTAGATAATAGTTTAAATCTGGAATCTATATTCTATGCAGATGCCTCTGTATATAGGGCATCTTCTTCGTATGTTGATTATACTCCTGTGGGGTATATGGTAAAAGAATTCCCTACAGGATCTAATGCAGAGATAAAAGTATTATCTATATCAAAAGAAGTTTACGGACAATCTGTTAAAAAACTGTCTTTTAACATATCCACTTCTTTTTATAATCTTCAAGATGATGGAAAAGGAAATGTTTACGATACTTTAACATCCCCAGATACTTTAGTAGGTAATATTTTTTATGAACACGGACTAGTTATTGTAACTAATCCCGATTACCAAAATATTTTTCCTTTACCTCCTTTTGCAAAAGATGATACATATGTAATAAGGCGGTCTCAAGTACCATATCTATTCAATCCTCTTTTAAATGACAATACAAGAGGTTGGACTGCTTTAACTGGTTCCATAATAATATCTGGATCTGATTCTTCATTTTTTTCTGCTGTGGGAGACGGAACAGTTGCTTTTTCTGGATCTGCCATATCAACCTATGAAACATATTATAAGTTCTCTACATATAGCAGTTCTAGCTTGTGTAGTTTAGAATCTAACTATGCAAAAATCAAAATATCAGTTATTCTTCCTCCTTGTAACTTTGAAATTGATGTTAAAATTAATTGTGAACCGTTAGTAGGAACAATAGAATGTGTTTTAGAACCAACACCTACACCTACTCCCACAGTAACGCCTACTCCAACAGCAACACCTACCCCTACTTCTACTCCAACAGTAACACCTACCCCTACTTCTACTCCAACACCTACTCCAACATCTACTCCTACGGTGACTCCAACTCCTACTAGTACTCCGACACCTACTCCATGTCCTGCTTATGGAACACAATTAAGTGATGTTCTTTGTAACGCAACAGCAAATTGTGATAGCGGAAATCCATGCTATGGATTAGGAGGGCAGAGGTATATAATAAGAGCTGATGGAAGTTGTGGAAGTTACATAGAATATTTAGATTGTGGATGTACAGGGGCGCCTTGTTAATTAAATAAAAAAAGTATATTTGCATATTAAAAAGTATTTATAAAAAGACGGCATATAAAAATTGGCACAGTATATAAAAATAACACTAACTTCAGTAGCCGCTAACGCAGGTCCTTTTGATCTGTATTTAGATACTGACTTAGTAACTCCGTTTGAGACAGGGGTTACTAGATCTCAGCTAGTGTCTGGATATGTAACCAGTGTGCCAGATACTACTTTGTATGTAAAAGTGTTATCTACAGATGATTGTGCGGAATATGTTAATATATCTGTTCCGTGTGCTATAACTCCAACTCACACTCCTACTCCTACTCCTACTGTAACACCAACTCCTACGGCTACGCCTACCAACACTCCTACCTCTACGCCTACCCCCACTGCTCCTTTTGTAATGCCAACTGATACGCCAACTCCTACTCCAACAGAGACTCCTACACCTACCCCAACTAATACGCCAACCAGTACTCCTACCCCTACTAATACACCAACTTCAACTCCAACTAATACTCCTACATCCACTCCAACTAATACTCCTACAAATACTCCTACTTCTACTCCAACTAGCACCCCTACACCTACTAACACTCCAACAGCCACACCAACCGCCACTCCTGTGTACTATGCTTATTTAGTGTCAGCGGCTGGGTTTGGAACTTGCGGTGAAGCGTGCGATTCTACAGTAACTGTAGGAGTTTTTGCATATGCTTTAGTTGATGGTCCTAATGAGTTAGTAGGCAAACAATTATACTCAGACACTTCTGGAAATACTTTACAGGGGGGTCTAAATGATTATCATAGAATTACTAGAGTTGGATCTTTAGGAAATGGGTATTCTGTACTGATAGATTCTAATGGAGTAGTTCAATCAGTAAGTGTTTGTTCTTCTGTAAGTCCTGGAACTTGTGGAGATTCTCCAACACCAACACCAACTCCGACTTTAACTCCAACTCCTGAGCCTACTAGTACCCCTACTCCAACTTCAACTCCAACAGATACTCCTACTCCTACTCCAACTAATACTCCTACAAATACTCCTACAAATACTCCAACTGAAACACCGACTCCTACTCCAACAGATACTGCTACACCTACTCCTACATCTACGCCAACTAATACACCAACTGAAACACCGACTCCTACTCCTGAACCTCCAACAGCTACACCTACTATAACTCCTACTCCAACAGATACTCCTACTCCAACAGCAACTCCTACTGCTACTAACACCCCTACTCCTGAACCTCCAACAGCTACACCTACGCCAACTAATACTCCTACTGAAACTCCAACACCTACTCCAACTAACACTCCTACAAATACACCTACTATAACTCCTACTCCAACAGATACTCCTACTCCTACTCCAACTAATACTCCGACTGAAACACCTACTAGTACTCCTACTCCTACTCCACTTTGTTGTTATCAATATGAAGTAACAAACTATTATTCAATAAGTAAAACTGTATACTATACTGATTGTGCTGGAAATAACACAAGTATAATTTGTTCTGGGAATGGCAACACTACCTATATAACTTGTGCCCAAGATGGATCTGTTTATACAAATGATACTGTTTGTGACAATACAAATGTAGATTGTATTACTTGGAATAAAGGTAACACCCCTTGTGGAGGATGTGTCCCAACTCCTACTCCAACAGCAACTCCTACTGCTACCCCGACATCTACTCCTACCTCAACTCCAACTGTAACCCCTGACCCCACCGTTACTCCCACTCCAACACCAGGTGATTGTTGGCAAATAACTAATAGTTCAAGTACTGATTATTTGTGTGTATCTTACATTTACAGAGATGGTACTGCAACTTTCACTAATTTAGGACCAGCAGGCTCAGGAGGAGAAACATCTGTAATATGTATACAGGCGAATACAGGAAATAGTATACTTGGAACATATACAGGTGCATCACCTAGTTCATGTTCGGGAGGATCTGATATAGTAATTAAGACCTACTTAGGAACTTCTTGTATGGGAGCTGGCGATTGTACACCAGTACCTACAGCAACACCTACCCCTACTCCAACATCTACTCCTACCTCAACTCCTGAACCTACTAACACTCCTACACCTACTCCTGAACCTACTAGCACTCCTACACCTACACCAACAGAGACTCCTGTTTGTTATTTATGGGTAGCTACAGCAGATCAAGCAAACATCGATGCTTCAAATGATGGTAATGTATACTTCCAGTATAAGGCTTGTGGCGGTACTGGCACTACTACTATAGCAAGAGGCACTACCACACCAAGCGATCCTATATGTATCCAGGAAACCCAGGCCATCTACATATTGACAGGCCCAGGAAATGACCAGACCGCAGTTTCACAAAGCACATGGACACTTTCTACAACTCCTGGAACACTTTGTACTCCTCCATAATTAAACAATAAATAATTAGTTTTATTATACAAAAAAAGTTTTTTAGCTTTGTAAAAAGTAGTATATGAGCTTAGAAAATAATAAAGTTTTTGTTCAGATAGCAAGTTATAGAGATCCGGAGTTGTTGCCCACCGTGAACGACATGATAGAAAAAGCCAAGTATCCAGATAGGCTTACTTTTGGAATTTGTTGGCAATATGATGAATCTGAAAAAACAGACACTTTTGATCATTTACCAAATTTTAGAGTGAAAAAGTATCACTATTCCGAAAGTCAAGGATTAGGGTGGGCTAGAAATGTTACTAACAGTTTATATGAAGGGGAAAAGTATACATTACAAATAGATAGCCATCATAGATTTGTAGAAAATTGGGATGAAATACTTCTTGAAGATTATAATCAGGCTTTAGAAACATCAGAAAAACCTGTAATAACTACTTATTGTACTCCATTTAATCCTCAAGAGTGTTCATGCAAATACGAAAATACTCCGAGTCTAATGTCCCAGTATGAGTTCTCAGCAGACAGATTATTAATGAGTATGCCTTGGTACATTCAAGATTATAAAGATAGAACTAGGGTTATAAAAGCTAGAACAATAAGCGGTCACTTTTATTTTACGGAAGGTAATTTTGTAAACGAAGTTCCATATGATCCTGACATTTATTTTGGAGGCTATACTGAGGAAACTACTTTGAGTGTAAGAGCATTCACTAAAGGATATGATTTTTATAGTCCATATAGACTAGTAATGTGGCATGAGTATACTAGAAACTATCGCAAGAAACATTGGGAAGATCATGGAACTGAAAGCCCAACTAAAAAGACCTCAGGCGAAAGGGATGTATATGCCAGGAACAAAACCAGACAGTTATTTGGTCAAGAAAATCATGGAATAGATATGGGCATATATGGGTTAGGAGATGTGAGAACTTTACATGATTATGAAGTATATGGAGGATTTGATTTTAAAAATTGCAGAATACAAGACTATACTTTAAAAGTTAAAGAACCGCCAAATCCTGTTGATTGGGAAAATCAATTTATAACTACAAAGTATAATTTAAATTTAGAATGGGATACAGAGTTCTTTAAAAAATTTGAATTTGAAAAGCCTAAGTTTTTAACATTAGGAGTACAGACTAGATCAGGAGTCGAATTATATAGAAAAGATTTTACTATAGAAAGAGAGCCTAGTTATGTAAATTTTGATCTAAATAAGTATACAATATCAATAGAGACAATAGACAAACCTGCTAAAATAGTAATGTATCTTTTTGATGAGGATAAAACATGGAGTGCCCCATACGAAAAAATGATATAAAATGAGAATAGTTTTTACAGTAGTAGGTAATAGTAGGAGAAGCAATTATTTAAATGGTTATAACATAAGGTATGGGAATGGAGGGGCATCTGGAACAGATACAAGTTCGGTACTGGTAGCCGAGTATTTGTCATCTATGGGACATGAAGTTGTGTTTGCACACGATGAATTAGAGCCACAATTAAAAAAAACATACGAAGAAAAAGGGATAGTTTTTAATCCTGGAAATAAAGTTAGGGGGGTATATTACACTAATTTTAATTTTGATGGAATAGAAAATAAAACTTTTGACATATTAATTAATAGTTTATGGTTTGATAAGTATAACTCTCTTCCTATAAAAGTTACTAAAACGGTAATTTATTGGAATCACATGCAGTGGGTATACGGAATAGATCAATTAATAGAATATGCAGAAAAAAATGATTTGTCTATAGGATTTGTGAATATATCAAAGTGGGAAAAGAAAATGAATCAGAACACTGTTGATAGAGCTATAAATAGGTATAGCAAAGTAAAAACAACTTTGATACCAAATCCAATAATGCATGATATTATAAATGAAGTTTTAGAAACAAAGCCAGTTAAAAAACCCCACAAGTTTATTTTTCACGCTGCTTGGGCTAGAGGGGGAGACGTAGCTGTAGAAACAGTAAGACAATTAAACTACCCAGATTCGGAGTTTCATGCTTTTGATTATTTAATGGCTACCCATGCTCATCAAGATCGATTTTTTTATCTTCATAATGGAGTAGATAAAAAAACACTATTTACAAATTTAGCCGAGAGCGAATATTTTATATATCCTCTTTATACCCCTTATCAGGATGTTCATAAAGACACTTTTTCTTGTGTTGTTGCTGAAGCTATAGCATTAGGAGCTATTCCTATTACGTATCCTTTGGGAGCCCTGCCTGAGAATTTCGAAGGTCATTGTGTGTGGATAGATTTTCCAGAAAATTCGGATCCAATAAAAATGCAATCTGAACCTTTGTCAAAAGATCTAGATGGAATATTTAAAAATAATGTTTATAAAATATTAGAAAAGGTAAGGTACTTAGAAGATAATCCTAAGATAAAAGAAGAATTAAGATCAAAAGGAACTAGATATATTATAGACAATTTTAATTATAATAAAATAGGAGTTATGTGGGTTGATTTTATAAATGAACTAATATAAGATGGTTTATAACTATATAGATTGGGATAATAAAGTATTAAAAATAGGAATATACTCAATGCACTATAGTAGTGTAAAACGAGAGTTTGTAGATTACCAAAAAAAAGTTTTTGAAAAATTCAATATCAATATAAACCAAATAGAGTGGCCAAATGAAGGGTATCCAGGGCACAGTAACTTTCTTAATTTTATAGCCAGAACAGAAGATGTAGATTATTTTATTTTTTTTGATATCGATTCTATACCACTACGCAAAGATTTTATACATAAAATATTAGAAAGAATATATAATAAAAATGCTATACTAGGACCCGAACAAATAACTAGCCATATATCAGAGGATATTACTAAAGGCCCGTTTGCTGCTCCATCTTGTTTCTGCATTTCTAAAGAGTTTTATAATATTTTAGGAGAGCCCAGTTTTGAAGCCACCCCTAGAGGGGATGTAGCTCAGGAATTAACGCATTTATGTAGAGAGAATGGATATTCTGTAGAATTTATAAAGTTTAAATCTAGCAAAGAAAAGTTGTGGACTTTAAGGGAAGGTGAAATGTATGGACCCGGCACAACTTATGAAGATCTTGTGTATCACAATTTTGGATCTCTTTCCGGAGTTAACTCTAGCTACTTTGTAGAAAAAGCCGAAGAAATTATAAATTTTATAGAAATTAAAGATTTTATTGATAAAATTTATTATATAAATCTAGATTCTAGAACAGACAGGAATGAAGACACTATAGAAGAACTAAAAAAATGGGGACTGTATGAAATGTCTGAGAGGGTATCTGCTTTTAAAGGGACAGATTCTCTTACTTTTTCTTATGGATCTGATGATTATAGGAGGAATAATAATGCTATAACACTGTCTCATTTAGAGGCTATAAAAAAAGCTAAAGAACTAGATTTAGATAGAATTCTCATATTAGAAGACGATATTACTTTTTTACCTGTTAATTTTCAAGATCCATTTTATTTTATAAACAACTGTATTAATGAAATAAAAAAAATTAAGGATTGGGATGTTTTATATTTGGGAGGGACAATTCATCAAGATAGCATTTTTTTAGAACGTCCTTTTTTGATGAAGGTAGAAAATTTATTAGGAGCCCATGCATATATTGTAAATAAGAGATCTTATGATAGAATATTAAATTTTTACAAAGCAGACGGTGTTGCCATAGATATATTACTTTTAGCATTAGAGAATAAGTATTCAGTGTATCCAGGACCAGCCGGACAGCGTTATGGATCCGTAGATAATAATGGAAAAAACAGTTCTAATATTGATCCCTACAATTTATATGTTAAATCTTATTTAGATAAAATACTTTTTAAAAATTTTTTAGAAGAAGATTCTAAACAAAATTTTAAATATGAAGAAATCAATAGTTTAGATGTTTCAAAATGTGTCCCTTTAATTAAACACCAAAATGAAAAAAATCATTTTCTAGATAGACCAGGAGTAGAACACTACAGATTGTTAGCCTATTTTTCTACAAAATATATAAATTCTGACATTCTCGATATAGGATCCTTTTCTGGGTTATCTGCGTTAGCTTTGTCTTATAACTCTAAAAATAGAGTTCATAGTTTTGATATTGTAAATAAATTAGATTTGGTGTCAACTCCTTCTAATGTTTTATTTTATACGGACAATATATTAAACCCTAAATACGAAAGTCTTATTAAGTATTCAAAATTTATTTTTATAGATATAACTCATAATGGGGAAGATGAAAAAATAATAACTAATCATATAATAAAACTGGGGTACAAAGGTTATATATTGTATGATGATATAAAATTGAATGATGAAATGAGAAACTTCTTCAATTCTCTGGAGGGAAGAAAGACAGACATATCTCACGTGGGTCATTGGTCAGGTACAGGAATATTAGAAATACTATAATATGAAATTAGGATTATATTACCAGTCAGGATATAGAATAGAAGCTTGTTACCATGCGTTAGAACAATTTAGAAAGTTTTATCCGGAAGCCCCAGTAGCTTTTTATGAAGATAATTCTACTATTTTAGAGCCAGTTGCAAAAAAGTTTAACTGTGAATACAAAAGAACAAAAGTTAATGGTAGAAATGATCCAAATAGTGGAAGACCAGCTTTTGATGTTGAAACTATTAAGGGATGGTTAGATAGGGTATATGAATCTTGTTTAACTACTTTATCTAATGTTGATTGGGTTGTAAATTTTGAAGATGATGTTTGGGTTAAAAGGGAAATTAAAGAAGAACCTCCTTTTGATTTATCAGGCATAGGAGGAAGAGGTTGGAATGAAAAGTTGTATGAGTATTTAGATACTAAAGTTAGAGGAGCTTATGGATGTGGAGGATCTTTTTTTAACAGACTAAAATTTATAGAAGCTTACAATAATGTAAAAGATTTAGATTGGAATTTTATAGACAATATGGCTGTTGATCCAAAACCTTCCGAATGGACTGATTCTGCTCTTACCTTTTTGTTTTTGTATTCAAAGTTTACAGTTGGAAGTTGGAGAGAGTTATCCCAATACGTAAATCCTAATGTAGAGTCTCTTGCCGATAGGAAGGCATGGTTGGGCACCATGCAAGAACTAGAGTCCTTCCAGAGGGATTCAGCAATAGTACATTGTTGGAAACCTTATTACTATCCGACAGAAGAAGAGAAAGTTTTTGTAAAAAAACAATTGGAGTTTTACCAACAATAAAAAAACATGTACGATTTTGTAATTGTGGGTTCTGGTATTTTTGGTTCTATTTGTGCTAGGGAATTGACTGATTCTGGGCACAAGTGTCTAGTTTTAGAAAAAAGAGATCATATAGGAGGAAATTGTTATACGGAAAATATAGACGGTATAAATGTTCATAAATACGGTCCTCACATATTCCACACATCAGATAAAAAAGTATGGGAGTACGTCAATCGTTTTGTAACATTTAATAATTTTACTTACAGGCCTAAAGTAAATTATAAAGGAAAAATATATTCTTTTCCTATAAATTTAATGACCTTATACCAAGTATATGGAGTAACCACCCCAGAAGATGCCATTAGAAAAATTGAAGATGTAAAAGTAGACATCCCTAATCCAAAAAACCTAGAAGAGTGGATATTGTCTCAAGTAGGCCCAGAATTGTATAATATGTTTGTTAAAGGTTATACAAAAAAACAATGGAAAAGAGATCCAAAAGATTTACCTTCTAGCATAATAAGAAGATTACCAATAAGACTTTCTTTTGAAGATAATTACTACGAGGATACTTATTCCGGTATCCCAATAGGAGGGTACACTAAAATGTTTGAAAATTTACTAAACGGAATAGAAGTAAAATTAAAGACTGATTATTTTGATTATAAGGATTATTTTGATAACATAGCTAGAAAAGTAATATATACGGGGCCTGTAGACAGGTTTTATTCTTATGTACACGGAAAATTAGACTACAGGAGTCTCAGATTTGAGACGGTTAGTATGAATGTGCCAGATTATCAAGGAGTTGCTTGTGTAAACTATACAGATGAAAGCGTTCCTTTTACTAGGGTAGTAGAACATAAACATTTTGAATTCGGGAAACAAAAAAACACAATAGTTACTTTCGAATACCCAGAGTCCTCAGGAGAGCCTTATTATCCTATAAATGATAATATTAATAATGAGATGTATCAAAAATACAGAAATATGATGGATAAAGAGGATAAATACATATTTGGAGGTAGATTAGCAGATTACAAATATTATGATATGCATCAAGTAGTGGCCTCTGCCTTGACAAAAGTATCTAAAAACATATTTATATAATATGATATTAACTGTCAAAATAACAGGGGACGCCACAGGACCTTTTAATATTTACTATGATTCTATTTCAGTAGGAACTGAATTAGCTACAAACATAAGTAGAAATACTTTAATTAATGGGTATGTGGTAAGTGGTGTCCCTAGTTCTGCGACATCTATAATAGTATATAATACAGACGCTGACTGTCAAAATAGTCAAATATACTATCTATCTACCCCTACACCTACTCCTACTGTTACTCCGACTCCTACTGTTACTCCAACTCCTACTATAGTGGATTGTCAACTTTCTGGAGGGTCTGTTACTATAAATATTCCCCCTCCTCCGCCTACTCAAACTCCTACCGCTACGCCTACAATTACTCCAACTCCGACCTATACTCCAACTCCTACACCTACTAATTCAACAGCTAGAAATAGAGCCCAGGTAGTATTAAATGGCGCATTTATTTCTAGCTATTTTGAGATAAGGAATAGCTCTCCAGGAGCAACTATAGACACTATAGGAGCTGCTTCAGTAGGAAACATAGTATATGGAAGGAATGATTCTTTTGTTTCTACAGGACCTACTCCAACATCTGTTGTATACCAAGTAAGAAAGACAACTCCATCCGCTATAGCTACTGATGGAGGATCGGTGATACTTTCTGTAAATGGAAGTGTTAGACAAACTATAAATTTCAATCTAGGAGCTACGATTAATTTCTACTTCTTAGCTGTAGATATAATAAGTAGCGATTCTGTAAAAATAGAAATATTCGAAGGATAATATGCCAACAAGATCAGTAACAGTAACAGTAAGCACTATAGGCACTACAACAGGGCCTTTTACTATATCAGATGATGTTATAGGTACTATAGCCACTGGGGTTACTAGGGCTCAACTTTTATCTGGTTATTCAGTAAATACAGATGTAAACTCAACAAAAATAACAGTAGCTTCTCAAGGAGTTTGTACTAATAGTATTGATATATTTTTACCTACTCCTACTCCTACTCCTACTCCTACTGTTGGTCCTACTGCTACCCCAACGCTTACTCCAACAGCTACTCCGGTTCCTGTAGGGTTTGATTCAAACTATGGAGGATATAGCAATGTTTGTGGTCAGGGAGGCAGAGTTTGGACCAGATTAGTAGGCCCAGCAGGAACTGTTGTTCAATTGACTCTAAATGCATTCCAATATATAAGCAGTACTACAAGCGGAACTTCTGTTTGTTTGTATGGCGGATTGTATAATACAAACTTACCTGCGTCCATTCCTACCATAGGAACTTTAATAGCAGACGTAAGCGCTACTATAGGAGTAGGAAGCCTGCCTTATTATTTAACTGATAGTGACACCACAAATATAACAATACCAGCTTCCGGATATAAAGACCTACTTTTAAAATACAATACTAAAAATATCGGGTCTAACTTCTCTAATGGAAGGTTCAGTGCTACTATTACAGCTATAAATGGAACCCCAGTAGCAGGAGGAGATTTGATATATACTTGGTATGTATGTTCTGACTCTCAAGTTTGTTAAAAGAAAATAGATGGTACAATATCAAGATTTTAAGTTAAATTTTACTAATAATCACATGATCATGGAACGTGTTATAAAATGCACGATCAAAGATTATGAAATGGGGTACACATACAATCCCAGTATATTAACATGCGGTAGTGAAGAAAATATGTTGGCTTTTGCTAGTGGATCTAGTTTCTCACCTTATGCAACAATGGTTGGTTTCTATAATGATTCTAACGATTTGCTTATGGTAGCTAAGTTTTCACAACCAGTACCAATTTCTCCAAATACAGATACAAATTTCCTAATAAGAATGGACATATAATATGTGGTTGTACAAAGGAAAAGTTATAAACGAAATATCAGATCTCCCAGAAAATACACAAGGTTTTATATATAAAGTAATTAGAATATCAGACGGAAAGTTCTATGTGGGGAGAAAAAATTTATATTCTGAAAGGAAAAAACCTTTAACTAAAAAAGAACTGCTAGAACACACCGGGAAAGGTAAAAAACCTACTAAAAAGCTAGTAGTTTCCGAAAGTGATTGGAAATCTTATTATGGGTCTAATCCACTTCTTAAAGAGGATATAAAGCAAGTAGGCAAAGAAGGTTTTACAAGAGAGATACTTCATGTTTGTTTTCATAAAAAACAAATGACTTACCAGGAGTTTAGATATCAAATATTAGAAGGATGTCTGGAAAGCGAGAATTGCTGGAACGATAATATTTTAGGAAAATTTTTTAGAAAAGACGTTTAATAATACATATCTTTGAGAAATGGAGAATATTCTTTCAGGACTCATAGATCAGGTTTTAGGGTATGGGGAAAAAGCTACCAAAACAAACAGGAAATATCATTGTCCCTTTCCAGATTGTCCTACTTATGGAACTGTAAAAAAGAAACTAGAAATAGACATTGTTACCGATTCTGAAGGTAATAATAGGTGGGCTTGCTGGGTTTGTGGAAATAAAGGAAGAACTATAAGGTCTCTTTTTAGAAAGATAGGGGTAACATCTAACTACCTAAAAGACCTGTCCGGAATAATAGTAAGGTCTGATAGAGAAGATCAAGATACAGCAGAATTTACTGGAGTTTTACCTGTAGAATATAAGTTCTTATTGGATGCTAAAAAAAGCGATATTTTGGCTAAGCATGCAATGTTATATTTAAAAAAGAGGGGAGTAACCGAACAAGATATTATAAAATACCAAATAGGGTATTGTGAGGAGGGTCCTTATGCTGAAAGGATAATAATGCCATCCTTCGACTCCGCAGGGAAAATAAATTTTTTTGTAGGCAGATCCTTTGACCCAGAAGTAAAACTTAAGTATAAATACCCACAAGCTTCTAGAGATATTATACCATTTGAGATGTATATAAATTGGGATATACCAGTAGTTTTGTGTGAAGGGGGATTTGATATGTTGGCTATAAAGAGAAATGCTATTCCTCTTTTAGGGAAATCAATTACCCCTAAGCTGATGAAAAAGCTAGTGGAATCTAGGATACAAAAGGTATATATAGCACTAGACAATGATGCTATAGCTATGGCTTTAAAACACTGTGAAACCTTAATATCTTTAGGTAAAAAGGTATTCCTGGTAGAAATGCAAGATAAAGACCCATCTTCCATGGGATTTGAAGCATTTTTATCATTAATACAGAAAGTCCAGCCTCTAACTTCTGATAGATTACTCAAATATAAAATGATGATATAATGGAAAATAATACGAATTTTTTAATCAAATTAGACCAAACACAGTACCAAACCCCTGATATAACTAAGAAAGGGGTTACTAGAGCTGCTACTAACATTTATTCCTCTATTATGGATGGTAATATGTCCGCAGTGGATGTAGCTGTTATGCTTAAGTTTGTTGAAGAAACTGGAAAACAGTTAAAAGAATTAACAGATGATAACGGTAAGAATACTTTTGTGGATCTAGTAAGAGAAGAAATAGAGAAAAATTCAGATGATGGAAAGACCTACAATACAAAACATGGGGTTAAATTTGAGCTATACGAAGCTGCTACCAAATTTGATTATGAGTCTTGTGGGGATCCTATATGGAATAAGTTGAATAAGGAATTGGAACTGGTAAAAATGAAAATGAAAGAGAGGGAGTCTTTCCTAAAAAGTATGAAAGAATCCACCATAATGAATATTGTAGACCCAGACACTTCCGAATTTTACGAGAATGTGCAACTTTTTCCTCCCGCCAAGTCATCTACGTCTACCTATAAGCAGACCATGATTAATGGATAAATTCGATATTTATAGTAGTATCGAATAAATATGCAAGAACAGTATCCATGCTACTATCCTGGAGAGTTCGCCCCTCCAACAAAAATGCATTTAAATGCTTTACACTGGCTTTTAACTAGGCCAGAAGTAGGTCATGTAAATGTCGTAATAGGAAAAACTAACGGTCCCATAACACAAGACCAGAAAGCTAGAATGTGGGAAGTACTTATTAAATCAAGCTTTTCCCCACAAGCTACTATAATAAAAGCCAAAGAAAAAGGCCCTTTATCAGAAGTGTATTCTATTTTTGAAGTAAAACCTCAAAACCCTGCTTATATAGCTTTAGACGAAAAATCAGCCAGAAATAAGAAATTACAGGCTAAGTTTTCAAGATTTCCTTACTACGGAATGCAACTTGTCCCATCTCAGTTTTATAAATCATCCGCAGCTTTACAACAAGCAGCCCAGAATAATGATGTACAAGCTGCAAAAGAAGAGTTGCCAGATGACTTTAGCGACGAACAGGTTAATGAGTATTTGTCAATAATGAACGAGAAATCTCATGATGAACCTTTGGTAGACAAATCTCCATTATTAAAAAATTATAAGCAACAATATCAAGAGATGTTTAATGATGGTTTTTGGAAAAATGTATTTAACCCAGTAGCAGAAGAAAATAATTAATATGAATCCCTTAAGTATACTAGTAGGAACCTTATTACAAAGTCGAAATCAGGCACATATCTACCATTGGCAGACAAAAGGTGTAGGGTCAGGACAAGCACATAAAGCTCTTCAAGATTACTATGAAGGTATAGTACCTCTTGTAGATGAGTTAGTAGAATCTTATCAAGGAAAGTACGGTATCTTACAAGGGTATAAAATGACTGGAACTTTAAGAGAGGACGGAGCGTATACGATGTATTTTGAAGGATTGTGTAGATTTATGGAATCTATAAAACCAAATCTTCCTCAAGATACTTATTTGCAAAATCAATACGATGAGATAGAATCTTTAATACAAAGTACTAAATATAAACTTATAAATCTACAATAATGAAGTTGACTAGTTTTTTAAAAGAAATTACTGAAGATTGTAATTGTGGACAATCTACTATTTCTGAAGGTCTGTCATACCATATAAAAAATGAAAGGCCTCTTACTGAAAATATATATCGTCCATTTTCAAGTAAGTACTTTGAGCTGTTTAGAGAAGCTAGAGAGCTTTATAGAAAAGGAGAGATCATATTAAGCGAAGAGGAAGAAAAGCTAATGAAAAATACAGATCTTGGTGAGTTTGGCTATTATGAAGGTATTAAAGTTCCTCTTGATTTTCCTATGAGCGAAGAGCAGATATTAGAAGCAAAGGCAAAGAAAAAACAACCTGCATTAAATAAACCTAAGCGTGGAGGATCAAAAAAATTCTACGTATATGTACGTAAACCAGGTGGAGGTATTAAGAAAGTTTCTTTTGGAGATACAAGTGGCTTAAAGGCTAAAATAAATGATCCTAAGGCACGTAAATCTTTTGCAGCTAGACATAAGTGCGCACAGAATAAAGACAGAACTAGTGCAGGATATTGGGCTTGCAGGCTCCCTAGATATGCTTCAATGTTAGGATTAAAATCAAGTTTTACAGGATACTGGTAATGGTAAAGCTTGTAAACATATTATTGGAATACATAAAGCCAGAAGAAGCCTATGATGATGAAGACTCTCTTCAAACTGTTATAGATCGTAGAAGAGATGTAGGAGTTCTAGGAAATCACTATTCTTTTTTAAGAGATAAGATAGAAAAAGAAGGGCTCTTAATAAAGAAAGTAGAAAAGAATCCTCAAGGTCTTTATATAGTTTATAGACCGGGGAGTGAAAAAAAAGTAGAGAGGTTAGAAAAAATAGCAAATAAGTACGGAGGGTACCTTAGCTACAAAGCCACACCAGAAGAGACCAGAGAAATAGGAGGACTGCTTTCTTATGATCCAGAAGAAGTAGAAAAGTACATAAAATCTAAATATAGCATAGAATAAAGTAAAATGGAAAACAGACCCTATACTGAGTTATATAATGAAGGTTGGTACGAAAGGGTGTTTAAAGCAGACGTAGACTCTGGGGAATTAAGGTGGCATAGAGACAGGGAGGACAGAATAATTGAGCCCATAGAACCTACCGATTGGTTTTTTCAGAAAGACGGGGAACTTCCTATTAAAATAGAAGGGCAGATTTATATACCAATGGGAGAGTGGCATAGGGCTATAAAAGGAACAGGTGATTTAAAAATAAGAATAAAAAAACTATGATAAAGTTTATCGATATATTAAAAAACTCTGTATTGAGTGAAATAGTCGATGACAACATAGCAATAAGAGTCAGTGACTACCATTGGAAAGATAGAAAATCTAATTCAACCCCTTCAGGGTATTATCCAGGAGTTTATTTTTATACTGGAAAAGGAGCTGAGGATAATCTAAGAGACAATAAATTCAGAGGTAAAAATGTTTATAAGATAGATATAACTGGAGCTAACCTGTATAAACTAGATTCTCCAGAAAAATCCAAAGAACTAAAAGATAAGGCGGAAAAAGCATCAAAAGAATCAGGATATTCATTTCCAGTAACCCAAGGATCCGGTTACGGAGATGTAGAATATCTAAAATCTAAAGGATACGATGGAATAAAAAGAGGAATAGAAGTCATTCTATTTGAACCGGAAAAATTTAAAGAATTATAAAATAAAACTATAGTTATGTCAGAAACAAAATTAAAGAAAGAGTTTAGGGAAAGGGACGTACAACGCCTCAGGAACATTATTACTAAGAAATACGGAGATTCTACAGGCGTACAAGTAGGGTATGAAAAACAAACAGAAGATCACGTAGAAGGTGATGTTTGGGAAGAGGGGGATAAAACCTGGACTATAAAAGACGGTATAAAACAAACCGTAACTAAACTAGATAGGATTAAAAAGCTAACTAGAATTCCTTTACTCTGTCCCAAATGTTCACAACCGACAAAAAACGCTTTAGATAAAAAAATGTACCCTTTACACGGTATGTGTTTTAATTGCGTAGTTGTAATGGAAAGCAGGCTTAAAATGGAAGGAAAATATGAGGAGTATAAGAAAAATATGATTACTAAAAACATAATAACCCATATAGAGGAAGCGGAACAGTTTATAGAAGAATTTGTAAGGTCTAATGTAAAAGAAACCTATGTAACTGAACAAGGAGATGTGGAAGAGTGGGAAGGTGGTATAGATAAGGATAAAATGGTCGAAAAATGGAAAGAGGAGCTTAAAGAAATGAAAGAAAGGTTAGAAAATTAACTATTTATATCTATAAACGAATTAAAATGAACCTGTTTGAAATGTTTAAAGAGTCTCTTCTTGAGGCAAAAAAGAAAAAACCATCTGCTGGTTTAACTAAAAAACAAAAATCTGATGTAGCAAAAAAAGCTAAAGCAGGTAAAGATATAGGTAAAAAAGGCAAGGGATTTGAAAAAATTGCTTCAAAAGCCGCTAAGGAATACGGATCAAAAGAAAAAGGTGAGAAAGTAGCCGCTGCAGCCATGTGGAAGAATATCAAGAAAGAAAATGTAAATGAGGATTTACAGTCTATTCTTACTGATCCAAAGAATTGGGAAGCCTTATATGAATTTATAGTTTTGTCAGCAAAAACAGCAACAGGATATCTATTAACTAAAAGTCTTTTTGGAAATATCCCTGCTTTTTATGAAGCCTTTAAAAAATACCCCAATACTGATCAGAAAAAAAGAATTGTACAATACTACCTTAAGCATACTGTAAGCCCTAAACAATATCCTATTGATAAGCTAGAGGATTTCATTGAGGGTAAAAACAGTGGGGCAGTTACCGAAGGGGAAGACCACGAAGTATCCATGGCCCAAAATAGCTTGAAGTCCATAATGCAGTCTTGCGCAGATTTAATGAATAAATTAGGAGATGATGAGAGAGATATCCCAGGATGGATACAAGATCACATAACTAATGCAGAAAACTTTATAGATCAAGCAGCTCAAGGATTCCATGAATTAGGAGGACACGAGGAAGAGGAAGAAGATGATGAAGAGGAAGCCATGATTAATCCTGTAGATGAAAAAAAACTCACAAAAGCTGAAAAGTCTAAGAAAGAAGATATAATAAAAGCAATGGCTATGAAAGGTGGGGGTAAAGCTAAAATGGGACCAAAACAATATGCCATAGCAACTGCACAAGCTATAAAATCTGCTGAATAGTGAAACTCATAGATGCTTTAAAACATATTTTATTAGAGGCTAAACCTAAAGCTGAGAGAACTAAGTCAGGTAAAAAAGTACCTGGAAAGTATCTCACAAAGGATAAGGCTGATATGAAAGATGAGATAGAAAGAGTAAGCAAGTTAAAATCAGACGATCCATCAGCATATGGTAAATGGAAAGCTGATTATGCAGATAAAGGCAAGAAAAAAAAGTATAAAACAAAAGTTTCAGCAGCAACAAAAGCATTTCATAAAAAATTTGGAAAATGAAACTTAAAGATATTTTAATAGAAGCTTTACAAGAGGCTATGAGTGCAAACGTAGAAAAAGCATTAGAAAAAAAAGCTAAATCTACTGGAATATCTAAATCAATATTAAAAGCAGTGTATCGTAAAGGTTTAGCTGCTTGGAAAGGAGGTCATAGACCGGGAGTGCCCCAACATCAGTGGGCTATGGGCAGAGTTAATAGTTTTGCTACAGGTAAAGGCGGTGCTAGAAAGGCTGACGCTAAATTATGGGCTAGGGCTAAAAAAGGAAAGAAAAAGAAATGATGAATGCTGAAATTGTGATAGCTTTAATAACTGCTGTAACAACTTCTATAATAGGTCCAATAGCAGTTCATTATGTTAATTTATGGACTTCTCCTAAGAAAAAAGACCCATTATCAGAGTCTATAGAAGTTAACGAAACAGTAAATTCTAAACTAGAAAACATAAAAAATTGTTCTTCTGCGGATAGAGTTTGGCTTGCACAGTTTCATAATGGAGGAACTTTTTACCCTACTGGAAAGTCTATACAAAAATTTAGTATTGTATATGAAATAACTTCTACCGGGATAGTACCTTGCCAGAATCAATTTCAAAATATACCTGTAAGCTTATTTAGTTCTGCTATTAATACTTTGTATAAGGGAAAGGTACTATCAATACCTGATACATCATTAGAAAACAGGCAATTTGAAGGCTTTACTTCTGTAATTCCTGGGGCTAATGTAAAAAGTACGTATCTTTTTCCTTTATATACTATAAAAGATGAATTTGTGGGAATTGTTGGTATAGACTACTGTACTAAGAAAAAAGAGCTGGATGACAAACAAGTAATTGATTTAGAATTAGAGTTATCTGCAATAGGAGGAGTACTAAACAACTATTTAAAAATATGATAAGTTTTTTAAAATTAATGGAAGAATATGGCGGAGGGCCATACGAAGTACCGGAAAACCATAAGGCTGGTTTAAAAGTTCCATATGGAGGATCTTGTTGTGCAAATTGCAAATGGTGGGTTCATAAAGATAATAGTGAAGAGTATCATTGTATAAATGAGTATTATCAAAAATGGGCTGGAACTGACTCTATACCATACGATCCAAATGAATATTGTACCAATTGGTGGGAGCCTAAGAAAGGATCTGAACCTAAAAAGAAGCAATCTAAAGATAATTAGATATTTATAAATAATGAAGCCTAGATTTTACGAAATATTTAGAAACAAAGTTCTATACGAAGTCGAAATAACTCAGATAGAGAATGAGTCAAATTTGGAGAAAATAATAAAAAAATCTCCAAAAGTGACTAATACTTTAATAAAACTTTTGACAACTCAAAATAAAAAGAATGACAAGGCTGTAGAACAACTTAGAGAAATCGTATCAGACATAAGATGTATAGCTTATAAACCTACTACTTTTAGAGTTATAATTCCTAATGGTAATTTTTTTGATTTAAAATATAATCCAAGCCCTCTAGAATTAAGATATAAGGAGGATTTTCAAGATTCTGATTTATTTCAAGTAATAGCAAATGGTAAAAAATACGATATAGTAAATAAATCTGAATTTGAACAAGCTTTAGATCAGATAAATATACTATTGAAAAATAATGCTATAACTAAAGAACCATCCCCTGAAGAAGAACCAGTACCAGCAGAAGGAGGGGAAACCCCGCCAGAAGGAGAAGCTCCTCCAGAAGAAGAAACCCCAGAACCAGAAGCCTAATGGATTTAACTAAATATCAAAATATAAATCAACAAGCAGTAGTTTCTGGACATAATATAGTCCCTTATTTGCTTAATCTTGCTGAATGGATACAAAATTCAGGAGTTCAAATAATGCCATATCCTAGAGTTATAATATCTAATAGCCAAGAGTATGCAACTGATCCCTTTGGCAAAACTGCTTTTTATAATCCAGAAGAAAGCTCAATAACTCTTTTTGTAGCCGGAAGACATATAAAAGATGTTTTAAGGAGTTTTTCACATGAGTTGATACACCATAATCAAAATTTATCTGGTAAATTCGATATATCCCATATACAGTCATTGTCCGATCCTAGATACGCAGAAAAAGATAAACATTTGTTAGAAATGGAAAAAGATGCGTATCTTAGAGGAAATATTTTGTTCAGGTTTTGGGAAGATTCAATTAAATAATATGAAAAAACTTTTAGTTCTTATTGTTTTTATAGCTGCTGGAATAATCATATTTCTTGACAGATCAATTAAAAAACGTGAATTAGATTATAAAAGTAAAATAGATAGTTTAAATACACAGATACAACTTAAAGAAGACTCAATAATTGCTTTTAAAGAAAAAGTTGATATATTTGTGGATAGAGTTAATAGAGCAGAAGTAAAACTAGAAGAGAATCAAAATAAAATTAAAAAATTATATAAGGAGTATGAAGTACATTTACTTTCTATTGATAGCTACGATATTGATGAACTTGAAAGCTTTTTCGCAAGTCGTTATAAAGAATCAGACAGTACCAAATACTGATACTCTGAGGCTCCATAAAGAAGTAGCTAAAAAAGTAGTAAAAGATTTAGTATATTCTGACGCTCTTAAACAAGAGCGAATTCTTTTATTAGAAAATATAGATACTTTAAAGAGTCAAAAAATATATAAAGATTCTATAATCTCTTATAAAGATAAACAAATAGAATCATATCAGGGCATAGTTAAAATACAGAATCAAAAAGAAGATGTCTACAACTCAAGAATTAATACATTAAACAAAGAATTAAAAAAGCAAAAGTTACAAAAAAAGACTTTAATAGGACTTTTGGCGTTATCATTAGGCTTTTTGATTATGAAGTAATATGTCAAGTGAGAAATCATTAAAAGAGATAATTCGTGAGGAGTATTTGAAGTGTGCCGGAGATCCTATATACTTCCTTAAAAAATTTGTTTATATACAGACTTCAGAGGGCAGAATGCTATTTAGCCCTTATCTTTTTCAAGAAAAGCTGTTGTTTCTTTTAAATAAACATGATAGGATTCTCATCTTAAAATCCAGGCAATTAGGTATAACCACTTTAACAGCAGCATATGCTCTGTGGTTAATGATTTTTAAGAAAGATCAATCAATATTAGCTTTAGCTCCTACTCAAGAAAAAGCTAGGAATATTGTTGATAAAGTCAGGTTTGCATATTCCCAACTGCCCAGCTGGTTAAGAGTTCCTTCTATTGAAGATAATAAATTAAGTCTAATACTGGAAAATGGATCTAAGATAAAAGCCGCTTCTGGAGCTTCTGAGAGTGCCAGGGGATATACAGCCAATGTTCTTATATTAGATGAGGCTGCTTTTATAGAAAACGCAGAAGATCTATGGGGATCAGCTCAACAAACATTAGCTACAGGTGGTAGAGCTATAGTACTTTCAACTCCTAATGGTGTTGGACAATGGTTTCATCAACAATGGGTTGGAGCTGAAACGGAAGAGAATAATTTTGTACCTGTTAGACTTCCTTGGAACGTCCATCCTCTTAGAGATAAAAAATGGAGAGAAGACCAAGATAAAGAACTAGGAAAAAGATTTGCAGCACAAGAATGTGACTGTAGTTTTATATCTTCTGGAGACACCTATTTTGAATCTGAAGATTTGGAGTACTATTCTGAAAGAACTAAGGATCCTATAGAAATGAGGGGTCCTAAAAAAGATTACTGGATTTGGGAATATCCCATTCTTGAAAGATCTTACATGGTTATTATAGATACCGCTAAAGGGGATGGATCTGACTCCTCAGTAATTCAAGTTATAGATGTATTTACAGGGTCTCAAGTAGCAGAGTATAAAGGAGATATGGACACTAAATCCTTATCTAAATTTGGAGTTTCTATAGCCACCGAGTACAACTCAGCTCTTTTGGTAGTTGAAAATACAGGATTAGGACATGCAACAGTTTCCGATGTTCTAGAGCTTAATTACAATAACATATACTATTCTCCTAAAGGAGATACTACAAATGTATCACAGTATATTAATAAATTTTACGATTACGATACTAGTAAAATGACTCCTGGATTCACAACTTCTACCAAAACAAGGCCTGAAGTTCTGTTATCATTTAAACAATACGTGAGAGATCACAGTATATCATTGAATTCCAGGAGATTGTCATCAGAAATGTCTACATTTGTATGGAAAAATGGAAAACCAATAGCTCAAACTGGATATCATGATGATTGTGTTATGGCCTACGCTATAGGATTATATCTTAGAGACAGTGCTGTGGAGTACAGATCTAGAGGAATAGACTTGCAGAGGGCTTTAATTAACAATATATCTAGAGGTACTAGTTACAACAACACTAAAAACCCAACCTCTAATAACTTCCAGAATCCTTATCAGTTGAATGTCAATGGTCAACAAGAGGATATAAGCTGGTTAATAAGGTAAAAATCAATATTTATATATATTAAAACTGTAAATTTAAATAAATGCCAGTAGATCGTTCGTTATTTCCCAGGCTAAAACGCTTATTTTCAACCGACGTTGTAATTAGAAACGTAGGTGGAAAACAATTGAAAGTAGCCGATGTAGAAAGGATACAGTCTTTTGGCCAGCTTCAGACAAATAGCTTAGTGGATAGATTTACTCGTCTCCATAAGGCAGGTCAAAGAATGCAATTTAATCCTACCTTAAACTATCAAACTTTAAGATTACAGCTGTATGCAGATTATGAGGCTATGGATACCGATGGTCTGATATCTTCTGTATTGGATATATTGTCAGAAGAAGCTACGTTAAAAGGAGAAACTAATGAAGTTTTAAAAATTAGAAGTAGCAATGAAAACATACAGAAAATTTTGTACAATCTTTTCTATCAAATATTAAACATAGAATTTAATCTGCCTATGTGGATTAGGTCTATGTGTAAGTATGGAGATTTTTTCTTGAAGTTGGATATAGCAGAAAAGTACGGTATATACAATGTAAGACCTCTTTCCGTATATGATATGATTAGAGAAGAAGGACAAGACCCAAACAACCCATCTTACATTAAATTTATATATGATCCGGTAGCAGTGGCTGGTGGAACTACTGCAACTAAAAATAAAGAATCTTTTGAAAACTTTGAGATAGCCCATTTCAGGCTTCTTACAGATACCAACTACTTACCTTTTGGTAGATCTTATGTAGAACCAGCAAGGAAGTATTTCAAACAGTATATTCTAATGATGGATGCTATGCTCCTTCATAGAATAATGAGAGCCCCAGAAAAGCGTGTTTTCTATATAAACGTAGGTAATATCCCTCCAAATGAAGTAAATGCTTTTGTTCAGCAGACTATTAATGGAATGAAGAAAACTCCGTTTTTAGATCAGCAGACAGGGGATTACAATCTTAAGTTTAACGTACAGAACATGCTGGAGGATTTTTATATTCCAGTACGTCCTGGTGATAACACTACCAAAATAGATACTACAAAAGGATTAGATTATGCTGGTATAGAAGACGTGGAGTTCCTTAGAGACTTGATGTTGGGTTCTTTGAAAGTTCCTAAAGCCTTTTTAAACTACTCTGACGAACTTAACGGAAAGTCTACTATAAGTGCATTAGACGTAAGATTTAGCAGAACTGTAGAAAGAATTCAAAGGATAATAATAAGTGAATTAGAGAAGATAGCCATAATACATTTGTATGTACAAGGGTTTGAAGATGCTGATCTTCTTAATTTTAGTTTAGAACTTAATAATCCTTCTATAATTTACGAACAAGAGAAAATAGCCTTATTGAAAGAAAAGGTAGCTCTTGCAGGGGATATAATGGATAAGAAGATATTCTCTAGTGATTGGATAGGAGATAAGATATTCCAAATGTCTGAAGATCAACTTAACCAAGAAAGAGACCTCATAGTTGAAGATGTTAAGAGGTTGTTTAGATACAATCAAATCGAAAATGAAGGAAATGATCCTGCACTTTCCGGAGAATCTTACGGTACCCCGCATGATTTAGCATCCGTATACTCCAGCAATGATGAGAAACCAGGTGCAGATGTTCCTGACGGGTACGATGAGTTGGATAAGAATCCTGTAGGAAGGCCTAAAGAAAAGGCATCAATTTTCAAGACAGATAAATCTGCATTTGGAAGGGATCCTCTAGGAAGCAAGGATATGAAACCAGAAAGTCCGTTCGATAAAACTAGGAAAGACAAGATAAGTGCCTTTCAGTTAGAGAACTCTTTAGGCAAGCTGGCATCGAAAAGAAAGAAGCCAATAGTACTTTTTGAAGAAAAACAAGAAGAATCTAAGCTTTTAGATGAGAATAACATACTTAATCAGGATATTTAGTAATATTTATAGAAGATCAACATAAAATGAAGCTTAAACATAATAAACTTCGAAACACGGGACTCTTATTTGAACTGTTAGTAAGACAGATTACAACAGATACTTTAAATAACAAAGAGTCTAAGGCCGTAGATATTCTTAAGAAGAATTTCAACAATACTCTTATTGCCAAAGAATATCGTATTTATAAAGCATTGTTAGCTAATAAAAATCTTTCAGAAGCCAAAGCAAATCTAGTGATTGACACAGCTTTGCAAGCTTATAAAAAGATTAATAAAAATGCTTTAAGTAGGCAGAAATATGATTTAATATCTCAAATTAAAGAAAACTATAATCTAGAAGAGTTCTTTAAAACTAAGATAGAAAACTATAAAACTTTGGCGTCTGTTTATATGCTGTTTGAAATCAGCCAAAGTGACAAAGTAGATCCGGAATCTGAGATAAAATATAAGTTTTCCATAATGGAAGACATCTGTGACGGATTTAAAAACAAGGAAGTGGATCCTCTTATCACGGAATTTGCTTCTTATGATAAAGGAACTAAGGCTTTGGTATATAAGTTAATGATCCAAAAATTCAATGAAAAATATGCTGATCTTAATGAAAGCCAGAAAAAGCTTTTGAAAAGATACATAAGCGACATATCAACTCCTGAAACATTTAAGGAATACGTTAACGAAGAGTACGATAGGCTCAAATTAAAATTGAACAAGCTTACTAAAAATATAAACGATACAGTAAGAAAAGTTAAACTTGAAGAGGTTATAAATATCATAAAGCCTATACCAACAGGAAGACAAGTTACAGATTTAGAATTAGAAAATCTTTTATATTTCTATCAACTTGAAAAAGAACTCGAAAATATCAAAAAGTAAAGTAGAAGAAATGTCCACTACTGGAGGTGGAGCGCCTGCTGCTGATCAAGGACATGTAAATGCTGGAGACGGTGAAGGAGTTGCTACTAAGTACTCATTTGGTGGTGCTGGTGGAACTAAAGCAAAAAGAAAAAAAGGTATACTTGATACCAAAAAAATAGGAAAATGGGCAGAATCTATAGATCTTGCCTCTGAGTATAAAAGACTTTTTAAAAAGGAACTATAAAATGACAACACAGCAACTCTATCAGAAGGTGATAAAAGAAGAAATGTCCAAATCTGATTTTCTTTGGCATGTAAGAAGGAATCCTGCTTACCAAGATTCTTTGACTAGTACTATGTCATATGAAGACACAGTATCAAAACTCAAAGGTAAGGGACATATCTGGGATGCACAGAAAGCAGAAGTTAAACAAGGATTTAACTTTTTTAGTGCTTTTAAAGCCTTACATGAAGGGGCTAAGCAGAAGATAAAAGGCGGAAAAGGAGATAAATTAACTCCTGATCAAGTTAACTATCATGAGTTCACTAAAGGTTGGAAGCATGAGTTAGAACACACGGATGATATAGACAAAGCAAAAGAGATAGCTTTAGATCATTTGGCTGAAGATCCAAACTATTATACTCGTTTGGATATGATTGAGTATAAAGCTAAAAAGAAGAACAGAGCTGATCTTCCGGTAGAAGTTAAAAAGAAGAACTTCAAGGACAAGGATAATCAGATGAAAAATGCTCCAAAGAAAAAAGCTCCTAAGAAAAAATAAGAATGGCTCTACATAAAGAGATATATGATTTTTTTAAAGAAGAGGAGCAACCAAAAAGGGCTAGAAGGACTAGGGATGAGATGGAACCCCCGTCTAGTAAAAAAAGACCTAGACCAGAAGTAAATCCAGAAGCTCTAAAATCATCTTTTAAAGATGGTTCCGTACATGAGATAGTATTTAATAATACAACTAAGGGAGTAACTCAGAAAGCATACTCTATATATAGAAAAATAACAGAGGAAGAGTATAATACTTTAAAAGTAAAACTCAGTCCTAAAGTTTCCACACTAATACAGCCCTCCTCAGAAAACGAACATTATAGAGACGTATACTATATAACTATTCCTAAAGTTTTCTACGGGGCTAGGAAAGGAGCACAGTATACATACTTTATATATTTGACAGATGATGTTGTAAAAAGCCTAACATCTGAACAAAAAGATAAAATAAAACTTTCTTTAGTTCCTATTTCTGATATAGCAAATGGATTAGATAAAAGACCTTTGGATTTATTTACTTTAAGTTCTTTTCTTAGTGATGAAAAGAAGAAAAAGTATAGAGTTCCTAAACAAGTAGTTTCTACTAAAGCAAAAGAAGATCCTATAGATATTGATTTAGGATTTTTAGCGGACGACGAATTTGAGCCGGAAAAAGATACACCAGAAGAAGAGCCTGAAAATTTAAAGAAAGCTAAACAGCAAGCAGCTGTTTTTATGTTAGACGACAAAGTAGAAAGGATGTTTACTCAAATCATCAAAAACTACGATATAACAGCTACTCCATCAACTCCTGAAAAAGAAAAGAAACAAGCTAAAGATACTTTATCTGATTTATTAAAAAGATTCATGATGTCATTATTTGACATGAATAAAGATGAATTAGAAAGAAAAGCAGTTATAGATTATAGTGTCGCAAAAAAATTAGAAAAAAAACCTGGATTATATAAAATTATTCAAACATCTTACGATAACATGGAATCTATTAAAGAAAGTTATTTGAGAGAAGATACTCAAATAAAAGACGAAGAAACTTATAAAGTATCTGTAAAATACGGAGACGGAAAAAGTAAAGATGGGGCAATGTCTGGAAAAGGATTGAAGAATCTAATAAAAACAGACAAATTTGTCTATAATCAAGACATTCCATTTGAAAAAACAGTAGATGATCCTAGAAGAGGTATGCAATCCATAAAAGGATTTATAAAAATATTAGTACCTCCTGGAAAAGAAAGAAAACTTACTTTGATAGGAAGAAGAACCCCAGAAGGAGATCCTATAATGTACGATCCATCATCTAAAGAACCAGAAAAGAAAGATGACGGAATCAAGTATAAAACTTTTAGTACTAGTGTATCTGGACAAGGCGCTAGATCTTATAAAGTGCCTGTTAATATGGGCATTAAAATGGTAGACGTAAAACCATCTCAACTTTCTTATAAGTACTATATAATAGATACAGATAGTAAAGAAATGGTTCATGGTAGTAATGATTGGAAAGAAACAAAAGAAAAAGCTGCTTCTTTAGGAGATAAATTTAAAGCAGTACAAAAATCAGCTTTACCTGCTTTAGGAGTAAAAGTAAACGAAGAGTTGTCTGATAAAGACAAGAAAGAAACTGTATCTAAAGCAGTATCTTTTAAAATAGAATCAGATCCTAACGATTCAGATTCCGTAGCAGAAGTTAAAGGAGTAGTAAAAAATGCTTCTTTTAATAAAGACAAGAAAGAATTAGTGCTTACATTAGATAATGGATCTCAGGCAATGTTTACAAGCACTAAATCAGGAAATGTAACAGGAATTTATAACCCAGATCCTAATGATAAACTAGGAAATGTTCATAAAATAAATGATATACAAAGTCCTTTAAAAGAATTATTGGATAAAGTATTCCCAGCCCCAGTAGCAGAATCTAAGTTAGAAGCCTATATTCGTAAGCGTGTTCAACAAGCAATCAAAGAAGCAGAAGTAAGCCAGTATTGGGGATATCAAGGCCCAGACGTAAAAAAAAAGCGTCTTGAGGAGTATATGAAAAAGTATGAATGGGGATTTCAAAACAGTGAAGACCCATACGTAAGGGCTAATGGATCAGAAAAACATGCTATTGTAAGTAAACTTGTTCATGAGTTGGGAGATGAAGGAGTTGCTATATTCAATTCATACGCTCCTAAAGGTCAAGAAATAGCTCGCCCTGATGACTTAAACGACATGGCTGATACTCCTTTAGGATCTCAATTACATCAACCATACGATCCAAATTCTCTTACTGCAAGAGGTGGTAGAGTAGCTGAAGATGCTAAATATGATTCTTTATATAACCAAGCAAAGAGAGACGTAGAGAATAAATACAAGAATATAGAAGATTTAGCTGTTGGCTATAACAAAAAAGATATAGAGATACAAAAGTCTCCCACCCTTAAGAAGAACATAGAAAAGCTAATATCTCAAGAATACGGAAAAGATGCTTCAAAAGCATCCCCTGAACTTAGAAAAGCGTTTATGAGTATTAGTGATGAAGATTTAAAAAGTAGCATATAATTATATATAAGATGCAAGTACTTACAGAATATTTTAAGTTGAACATAGCTCCGTCCCAGTTAACAGAGGCATATAAGCCTGGGGATAAGATGATTATAAAGGATGTTATTATACAGAGGGCTAATGCAAAAAATAGGAACGGTAGGGTGTACCCTGAAGGAGTACTTCGTCAAGAGATAGATAATTACAATGATACTATGGTAAAGCATAATCGTGCTTTAGGTGAGTTAGATCATAGTGATTCTAATGTAGTAAATCTTAAAAACGTATCTCATAATATAGTAAGAATTTACTGGGATGGAGATGATGTTAAAGGCGATATAGAAATATTAGATGGAGATGAATTCCCAGCTGGAAGAATAGCTGCAGGATTACTCCGGAGAGGAATTCCAGTCGGAATAAGTTCCAGAGGAATGGGAAGTGTGCAAGAAGCACATGACGGTACAGTAATTGTTAATGATGATTTTAAGCTTTTAACTTTTGATTTAGTGTCTTTTGAGTCTACTCAAGGAGCTAATTTAAGTTTAAGAGAAGGGTATCAACACACTGAAAACTTCAAAACTATAGACAATATAGTTAAAGATCTTATATGCAATAATACAGGAGTTTGTCATTGTTAATTAGAAATATTTATATTTTTTTAATATAAATTATATTTTTTTAATTTTTTGTTATATTTATTGTAGACATATTCGCCTAATACTCTTTTTCTTATAAAGAGTTGAATAAAAAGAAATCTATTACACCTCTTTAATAGGCGTAAATCCAAAAAAAAATTTAAGGAAAAATGAACACAAATTTGCTCAAAGATGCAATCGCTGATGCGGATGCTATCAAAAAAATGGCTATTGAGAATGCAAAAGCAAGTTTAAACGAAGCTTTTGATTCGAAAGTTAAGGCTATGCTTGCCGCACGTTTGGCTGAAGAAGCTGATGACCTCGAAGAAAAATATGAAGAAGACGAGGATGAAGCTGCTAAACTGGACGAGAAAAAGCATGAAGAAGAAGGTGACGACGAAGGGTACGGTATGGAAGAAGCTGAAAAAGAGTCTGAAGAAGACGAACATGAAGCTTACGGACATAAAGAAGAAGAAGAAGCTGATGAAGCTTTTGATCTTGACGCCATCTTAGCTGAGTTGGAAAAAGGTGAAGAAGAGAAAGGAAAGGAAGTAATGGAGAAAAAAGAAGTTGAAGACGAAGAAGACGAAGAAAAGGAAGAAGAGGAAGAAGAGTCTGTAGACGAAGAAATCGACATTAACGCTCTCTTAGCTGAAATGAAGGACGAAGAAGATGACAAAGAAAAAGCTGACGAAGCTGCTGAACCAGAAGAAGAAGGATCTGCCGATCTAAAAGAAGGCGGAGCTACTGAATTAGCACAAGTATTGCTAGGAATGGCAGGTCTTGCATCAAGTCCAGTAGTACTTGATAAACTTATTAGCGCTCTTCCTGAAAAAGCTCAAGACATCCTTATGAGGATAGCAAAACAAGCTGCTAAATCAAAAGGTCTTGGTGAAGAAACAGAAGATGTTCAAGAAATTAAGCGTCAAGCTGAAGAATTAGCTCAAAAAGTTAACGAAACTAACTTGATCAACGCTAAACTTCTTTATCTGAACAAGATCCTCCGCAAGTACACTTTATCTGAACAACAAAAAATCAAAGTTATCAGCGCTTTCGACAAAGCCGAAACTGCAAAAGAAGCTAAAATTGTACACGAATCTTTAGATCACGCTTTTAGTGTTAAAAATGACAACGTAAAAACTGGTCTTAAAGAATCTATCGGATTTGCTTCTAGCGCCGCTGGTACCTCAACTAAACGTGTTATAACTGAAAGCGTAATTTCTGACGTTGACAAACAAGTGAACAGGTGGCAGAAACTCGCTGGTATTATCAAGTAAAAAGTAAAACAAAATAAAAAAACAAAAAATGAACGTACAATCTCTCTTAGAAAGTTCTAACCCTTATGCTTCAATGATGAACGAAGCTCAGAGGTTAGTAAAAAAATGGGGTGAGACTGGTCTTTTGGAAGGTGCTGACCTTCAAAAGCAAGCCTACGGTAAAGAGCGTATGGCTATCATCCTCGAAAATCAAGCTAAGCAACTTTTAGTTGAACAATCTCAAACTGGTACTGGTGGTTCTTTCACTGTAGGTAGCGGTGAGCAATGGGCTGGCGTAGCTCTTCCTCTTGTTCGTAAGATTTTTGCTGACATTTCTTCAAAAGAATTCGTTAGTGTTCAACCAATGACTCTTCCTGCTGGTCTTGTATTCTTCCTTGAATTTAAGTATGGTAAGAATGAGCCAGGTACTGTAGGTAACAACCGTTTCGCTATTGGTGACAGCATGTACGGTACTACCAACGTAAAAGATGTTGATCCTTCTGGTGGTCTTTACGGCGCTGGTCGTTTTGGCTACTCTATCAACACTTACTCTGGTTCTTACACAGCTGCAGTAACAACTGCTTCTCAAGCCGATATCAACTTCAACTCACTGTATAGTGCATCTCAAGCTGCTGGTCAACTCCGTAAAGTAGCGATCAGTGCATCTAGCTATACTGGTATTGATCTGAACGGTGTACGTGGCTTCATGGTAACTGGTAGCGGTGTTAGCGAGTCTAATGTTATCGCTGAGTTCACTTCTTATAACTCTACTACTGGAGTTATTTTCTTCGTAGTTTCTGGTTCTGGTTCTCACCTGAACTATGGTTCTAGCTCTGGTTCTTTGTTCTATCAAAAGCAGCCTGCTGACAACAGCCGTGGTGACTTTGAAGACACAAGCGCAGCTCCTTTGACTGGTTCTAACTCAATCCCTGAGATCAATGTAGAACTTCGTTCTGAGGCTGTAGTTGCTAAAACAAGGAAACTGAAAGCTAAGTGGACTCCTGAATTCAGCCAAGACCTGAATGCTTACCAGTCTCTTGACGCTGAAGCTGAGTTGACCTCTACTCTGTCAGAATATATCTCTCTTGAGATCGACCTCGAAATCATCGACATGTTGATCCAAAACGCCAACACTACTGAATACTGGTCCGCTGCTTCCAATACCTTCTACAACAAGGCTACTGGAGTGTGGAGTGTTCAAAATGCTGGTTCTGGTGGTTACTACAATACACAAGGTGGCTGGTTCGCAACTCTCGGAACCAAGATCCAAAGTGTAGCTAGGACTATCCATAAGAAAACCCTTCGTGGTCAAGCTAACGTTGTAATGTGTTCTCCTGCTGTTGCCACAATTATCGAGTCTATCCCTGGATATGCTGCAGATACCGATGGTAGCAAAGAAGAATTTGCAATGGGCTCTCACAAGGCTGGTCAATTGAATAGCCGTTACAAAGTGTATGTTAACCCATACATGAACGAGAACACTATTCTCTTGGCTTACAAAGGTAGCCAATTCCTTGAGACTGGCGCTGCCTTCTGTCCTTATATTCCATTGATCATGACTCCATTGTTGTATGATCCTGAGACTTTCACTCCAAGAAAAGGTCTGATGACCAGGTACGCTAAGAAAATGCTTCGTGCCGAATTCTTTGGTAAAGTGCATGTTGCAGATCTTAACAACGGATTCTAATCTGAATATAGATCAAAATAAATTAGCCGGGATTATTTCCCGGCTTTTTTATTGAATTTAAAATATTTATATAAAACAGTTTATGACTTCAAATCATCACAAAGATTCTGTGTTCAAACAGAAAAGAATTCCTAAAAATCCAATCAAGTTTAACGTTTCTTTAAACGAAGAACAAAAAGCAGCAAAAGACAAAATAATATCAAGTGATGTTTCAGTTATTAGGGGAAAAGCAGGTAGCGGAAAATCCCTTTTAGCAGCACAAATAGCACTTGATATGCTGTATAAAAAGGAAGTAGAGAAGATAATCATAGCTAGACCAGCTATAACTGCGGGAGAACAGATAGGATTTCTACCTGGAACTAAAGAAGAAAAGATGGCTCCCTTCACAGCCCCTGTTTACGACAATATGTTCAGACTTTCAGGGAAAGAAAAGATAGAAAAATTAGTTTTAGAAGGTAGTATTGAGATCATACCTGTAGGATTTTTGAGAGGATTCAATTTCACTAACTGTGTAGTTATAATTGATGAGGCTCAAAACTGTTCTGAGACACAATTAGAGTTGATTTTAGGTAGATTATGTCTAGGATCTAAGCTTATTATATGCGGAGATAGTGCACAAATAGACCTAAAAAATAAAAAGGATTCAGGATTTGATTTTATATGTAAACATATGAAAGATATAAATGGATTTAATATTATAACCTTACAAACAAATCATAGACACCCAATAGTAAGCCCTATACTCTCTGTATTTGAACAATATAGAAGTTAAGATATTTATATTTATAATGAATTATAATGGCCGGACAAGTTGAAATACAGTATTATGACGCTTCGGTAGCACTTTTACCAGTATCTGGTAATACTCCGTTTGGATTTTTTGACAATGATCCCGAATTTCAATCGGAAGGTCAAAAATTCGTAAAATTTGCAGCGAGAAGGTTAGGATATCCTATAATGGAAATAGAATTGCAGGATATAAATTTTTATGCTGCATTAGAAGATGCTGTAGCTGCCTATGGAAAAGAACTTTACGAGTATAAAATAAGAGAAAACTACTTATCTCTTGAAGGAAGTGCTACTGGAAGTGCTTTAAACAACTCTTTAATACAACCTAATTTTGCAAATTTATTTAGAATCGCTGCAGATTATGGAAGTGAAGTAGGTAGTGGTGGAAATATAAACTATTACACTGGATCTTTACCATTAGTATCCGGTCAACAGTATTATGATTTGAATGTTTGGGCTAGTGCATCGGCTTCTTTATCTGCTGGAGATGGAATAGAAATAAAAAGAATATTTTATGAGGCTCCTCCAGCAATAGTAAGATATTTTGATCCATATGCAGGCACTGGTACTGGTCTTCAATCGTTAATGGAAACTTTTGGATTTGGGCAATTTTCTCCTGGTATAAACTTTATGTTGATGCCAATATATTTTGACGTACTAAAAATACAAGCAATAGAATTTAATGATCAAATAAGAAAATCAGGATATAGTTTTGAACTTATTAATAATAAATTGAGGATATTCCCTATACCTACTTTCGATAGAAACTTATATTTTACATATATAAAGAAATCAGAAAGATCCTCTGCCATAAGAGATCCAAATACTGGTCTTATTACTAATATCAGTAATGTCCCATATAATAATATAGTATATAGTCAAATAAATGACATATTTAAAAAATGGATATATGATTATGCTCTAGCTATATGCAAAGAGACTTTAGGAAATATAAGAGGAGTGTATAGTCAGATACCAGTTCCAGGAGCAGAAGTTACTATAAATGGACAAACTCTGGTAGATCAAGCTAATGCCGAAAAAACAGCTTTAATAGAGCAGTTAAGAAATACTCTTGATGATACTTCTAGGCAAAAACAACTAGAGAAAAAATCACAAGAGGCCTCTATGATGAGAGAAACTTTTGTTAATTTTCCTATGCCTATTTATATAGCGTAATGAAAATAATAGAAATAATATTAGAAGATGTAAATTATAGATTTAAAAATAAAGAATCTATAAAGAAAACTTTTCATACATATTCTTGTGTTTTTCTTGTAAAGTTTAAAAAGAAAATAAATAGAGTTCAAGCAGTAGAAAGAGTAAGAGGAGTTCAAACTGTTACTATTGTTGATCTTAGAGGAGATAAGAGATTGGATAAAATAAATAGAACTTTAACGGACTATGAATATAGCACTTTAGAAGTTAAGTTTATAACTAACAAAGATCCTAAAAAACATTTAGAATTTTTGAAAAAAGCAATGGTAAAATCAGATAAAAAAGCTGGGATATATAACATACCTGGAATAGTTGCAGCTAGCCCTAAAATAGATACTTTAGTAAAACTAGATTAATGGCACTATATGGAGGAATAAGAGCAAGGAGTTTTTTCAGGCATCATTCTAGACAGCTTGTCAATAGAATTATAGCCGAAGAAGTTCTGTATTATAAACTTTCTTTGTCAGAAACAAAGTATAATATTTACGGAGAATCTAAAAGTAAAATGTATCAACAACCTTTATTGGTTGCATGTTTGTACTTAGTGCAAGAACAAAGTTCTGATGATGCTACTTATGGAAAATCTAGGGCTCAATTAGCAGATTTTAGATTTTTAAGAGATGATTTGATAGATATTAATTTAGTACCAGAAGCTGGAGATATAATATATTGGCAGGAATCTTACTATGAAGTGGATCTTGTAGTAGAAAATCAAAGAGTGATGGGTAAAAATCCGGAATATTCTTTAGAAGAAGACTTAGAAAAATATGGAGAATCATGGTCACTAATCTGTAAAACACATCTTACAGGATTGAATAAACTGAATATTGTTAAATCTACATAGAAATGCCTCTACAAAAACGTGTAATAAAAAATAGACCGAAAACAGAGGCTGAGATTTTAAATGATAAAATAGAGCCTCAATATAGTAATGTACAGAAGCCTCCTATACAAAAATACAAAAGAGGAGATGACAATTCTTTAAGAGGGGAAGAGGTAAAAAATATATCAGTAGGGCTAGAAGATATAGATTCAGCTATACTGTATTATTTTGCAGAAGTTATAAAGCCTTATGTAATAAATGAAGGAACTAAACAAAATATTCCTGTAATATTTGCAGATGCTGAGAGATGGAAAACAGCTCAAAAAGATGGAGTTTACAGAGATAAGGAAGGAAAAGTCATGCTTCCTATCATAACTGTAAAAAGAGATAATCTTGAAAGAAATAGATCCATAACGCACAAGTTAGATGGAAATCAAGCAAACATTTATCAGACATATGAGAAGAGATACACAACTAAAAATCAGTACGATAATTTTTCTGTACTTACAAACAGAGTTCCAGTAAAAGAATTCTATAATGTTGTAGTTCCTGACTATTATACCATAACTTATACTTGTAATGTATATGTTTCTTTTTATGAAGATTTAAATAAAATAATAGAAGCTATAGGATTTAGATCTGATTCTTATTGGGGAGAACCTGGTAAGTTTCTTTTTAAAGCAAGAATAGATAGTTTTCCTATAACAAATGAGATAACAGAAGGCGCAGATAGAAGATTTTTAAGTACCTTTACATTAGTGATGAATGGGTATTTAACTCCTAGTAATATAGACAAGTACTTAGCTACAAATGCTTTTAAATATAGGTCTAAGGCGCAGATTCTATTTACAATGGAGGCTTCTAGTCAAGACGTAGAGAAAGTAGTATTTAAACCATCTCTTAAGCCTAATAAAGCCCTAACATCTTATATACCAGAAGGAGTAAATGTGACAAATGTAACTTCCGTAACAGTGCTAGATTTAGCTACTATAGAATATTTAAATGCTTCTAAGACCTTTAAAGCGGACAGTGCTTCTAATACTTCAAACACAGCTACATTCCTTAATACTAGCATAAAACAACCTCCTATAGAATCTGGATTACCTGCTACATCTAAAGATGACTTTAGGTTTTTTGTTAACGGAGTCTATGTAGATTCTTTAAATATAGTTTCTTTTGTTGAAAGCGGAAATAATACAGTACTTACTATAAATCCTGCTACTTTAGGATATTCTTTAGATACTCAAGATGAAGTTGTAGCAGTAGGTAAATTTGAATAATATGTCTATAATAAGATCAAAACAAATTTCAAGAAATTTAGAAGGAGATTTTGTAGTGACTGGATCCCTGACTGTGCAAGGGATCTCTACATTTGTACAGACATCTTCAGCTTATCCAGCAATTATAGTGAGTGGGTCTCAACAAGTAGTAGCATCTATAAACGATTATAGTGGATCAATTACAATACAAGGATTAGGAACACTTTCAAATACTGGAAGTAACTCAGTAGTAGATCTTGGAAATGAGTCTTTTTAGGCTTATTCCATATTTATATCTAAGAGAGTATGTAATTAAAAAAATCAAAGAATAGATGGCTATTTGGCTACAAGTACCGAGTGAAGGAGGAGATGCTTCGTTTAATAATATAACTTCCTATGGTACAATTACAGCAGGTTCTTTTAGTGGTTCTTTTACAGGATCTTTTTCTGGTTCTGTAGAATCTGCTTCTTATGCCTTATCTGCATCACATTTCAATGAAGTAGACCCTGTTTTTACTAGAGAATCTGCTTCTTTAGCCACTACTGGATCTAACATTTTCTATGGAAGTCAATCTATTTATGGAGATTTAGTAATACACGGTACAGCTTCTATAGATGTTCTTGTAATTAGCTATCAATCTTCTTCAATTTTGTATTCATCAGGATCTACTAAATTTGGAGATACCATAGATGACACCCATGAATTTACAGGATCTCTGTTTATATCAGGATCTATATATAACCCTTATTTACAATTCACATCTAGTGCTGACTATTATGTAGTAATAGATCCTAATACTGGAGAATTTAAATACTCTACTAGTGGAATAGGTGGAAGTTCTGGAAGTGATGGATCTTCTGGTTCTTCAGGTACTTCTGGAATATCAGGAGCCCAAGGAGCCCCAGGAACCTCTGGTACTAGTGGAGCAACAGGATCTACTGGTTCTTCAGGAAGCGGAGGTACTTCTGGTACATCAGGCACTAGTGGAATGACTGGATCTACTGGTTCTTCAGGAAGTGGAGGTACTTCTGGTACATCCGGTTCTAGCGGATCTTCAGGAGCAGAGGGTTCTTCCGGTACATCAGGATCTAGTGGATCTTCCGGGGTAGATGGATCGTCCGGTACATCAGGATCTAGTGGATCTTCAGGAGCAGAGGGATCATCAGGAACTTCTGGTTCTAGCGGTTCATCTGGAACGTCTGGTAGTAGCGGATCTTCAGGAACTAGTGGATCTTCTGGTACATCTGGTTCCTCCGGGACATCAGGATCGAGTGGTACTAGTGGTTCTTCTGGCACCTCTGGATCTTCTGGAAGTACTGGATCTAGTGGCAGTACAGGTACATCAGGTTCCTCTGGCAGTTCTGGAACTGCAGGATCTTCAGGTAGTTCAGGAACATCTGGATCTACGGGTTCATCAGGTTCTTCAGGATCTACTGGGTCTTCTGGTAGCACAGGTACATCCGGATCTAGCGGTAGTACTGGAACTAGTGGTTCATCTGGAACCTCAGGAAGTTCCGGTACAGCAGGTTCAACAGGTTCTAGTGGTACTTCAGGATCATCAGGCACTTCTGGATCTAGTGGTACAGTTGGATCCTCTGGTTCTAGTGGTACATCAGGTTCCTCAGGATCTAGTGGATCTGCAGGACTTTCTGGAGATAGATATTTAACTTCTTCTACAGGTTCTATTACATTGGGACAAAGTGGATCTTTGTATGTAGAACCCGGATTAGCTTATTCTATAGGACAAACTGCGATAATTGCTTATGACGTAAACAACTATCAAGAGGTTCCTGTAATATCATATAATGTTTTAACTGGTCTTTTAGTGTATGGAACTCCTAACTTAACTGTAGGATCTGGAACTTATTCTAGTTGGGAAATAAACTTAGCAGGAGCCAGTGGAGGAGACGGATCTAGCGGTACAGCAGGTACAAGTGGTTCTTCTGGTTCAGCAGGTAGAGATGGATCTTCTGGAACTAGTGGATCTTCTGGATCTAGTGGTTCATCTGGATCATCAGGTTCTAGTGGGTCTACAGGTACATCTGGTTCTTCCGGTACATCAGGTAGTTCTGGCTCTTCCGGTAAAGATGGTTCTTCTGGTACTTCCGGCTCTTCCGGCTCTACAGGTACCTCAGGTTCTAGTGGAAGTTCAGGATCTACTGGTACAAGTGGCTCGTCTGGTTCTTCAGGAACTAGTGGCTCTAGTGGAAGTACAGGTACATCAGGTTCTAGTGGTAGTACAGGTAGTTCAGGTACATCAGGCTCTTCTGGGTCTACAGGTACATCAGGTAGTACAGGAACTAGTGGTTCATCTGGCACCTCCGGTTCTACTGGCTCATCTGGTTCTACTGGTACAAGCGGATCATCCGGTACTTCCGGATCTACAGGAACCTCTGGTTCTACTGGTAGTTCCGGCACTTCTGGATCATCTGGTAGCACAGGTACTTCAGGATCTAGCGGTACTTCTGGTTCATCCGGGTCTAGGGGTTCAAGTGGATCGGCAGGTTCATCAGGTACTTCCGGATCTACTGGTACTTCAGGTTCGTCTGGTTCTAGTGGATCTTCTATATCACTGACAATAGCGGATGATGGTGTAGTACAGGGAACAGGAATACAGTATTTAAATTTCGCTCAAAACATAACAGCAGTAATAGTAAACGGAACAGCTTCTATAAGTACAGCGGGTATCGATACAGGAAGTAGCTCGATTCCTAATGTTATGAATCTGATATACTACGATGAAACATTTAGTACTGATTATAGTGGAAGTGGTGAAAGTACAAACTTAAAAGCATATACACTCCCTTCTAATAGCTACAGTCATATAAAAGTAGAGGCTATAGTTCAAAATAGGTATGAGGTAGATGCTAACTCTAGAGCAGATTACATCTGGAGATTTTATTCAGGAAGTGCTGTAATAGGTACCTATACTGAAAGAATAATATCTTCAAACGCAGCTGGTGCAGATAGTGGAGATAGAATAGTAACGACTTTATCTTCAATTATTTCAGGAAGTCAAACAGGTAATACTACTTTAGGAATAACAGTTTCTCAATCTGTAGTTAACAATGCTAACGTAGCTAGTAGAGTATTAGCTTTTAGGGTATACGGATATGCAAATGTAGGAACAGGCACTTCAGGTACATCAGGCATTTCAGGCTCTTCTGGTTCATCAGGCTCCTCTGGTACTAGGGGGTCTTCTGGTTCTAGTGGATCATCAGGTTCTTCTGGGTCTACAGGAACTAGTGGTTCATCAGGTTCTACTGGTACAAGTGGTTCTTCTGGGTCTACAGGAACTAGTGGTTCATCAGGTTCTACTGGTTCATCAGGTAGCACTGGATCTAGCGGGTCTTCTGGAACTTCAGGAAGTTCTGGTTCTAGTGGAACATCGGGTTCTTCTGGCACATCAGGAAGTAGCGGTACCTCAGGTACTAGTGGTTCTTCTGGTAGTACTGGTACTTCTGGCTCCTCAGGCACATCGGGGTCCAGTGGATCTACAGGTACTAGTGGCTCCTCAGGTACCTCAGGTAGTTCTGGATCTACTGGCACAAGCGGATCATCAGGTTCTTCAGGAACTAGAGGATCTTCAGGAAGTTCAGGTTCGTCAGGTTCTTCAGGAACTGCAGGTTCTAGTGGAACATCAGGAGAGACTTTCGGTACTTCTGGATCTAGTGGAACTTCTGGGTCTTCTGGGTCTACGGGTACTTCTGGTAGTACAGGAACATCTGGTTCTAGTGGATCATCAGGATCATCAGGTAGTACAGGAACATCTGGCTCTTCAGGTACTTCTGGATCAACAGGTACTAGTGGCTCTACTGGTACTAGCGGATCTTCAGGATCAAGTGGTAGCACAGGAACAAGTGGATCATCCGGTACTAGCGGCTCTAGCGGATCATCAGGTAGTACAGGTACGTCAGGATCTACAGGAACTAGTGGATCTTCTGGTTCCTCAGGGTCATCAGGTACGTCAGGATCTAGTGGTAGCACAGGAACTTCAGGCTCTTCAGGATCTACTGGAACTAGTGGTTCTAGTGGAAGTTCAGGCTCTAGCGGTTCTAGTGGTTCTTCAGGCAAAGATGGATCATCAGGTACATCTGGCTCATCTGGTTCCTCTGGTTCTACAGGTTCCTCAGGTAGCACAGGAACTAGTGGCTCTTCAGGGACATCAGGATCTTCAGGTACTTCTGGATCATCAGGAACTAGTGGAAGTTCAGGTTCTAGTGGGACTTCTGGTTCTTCCGGAACTAGTGGTACATCAGGATCTTCTGGCTCTACTGGATCTTCAGGGTCTTCTGGAACTAGTGGAAGTTCAGGCTCCTCCGGTACTAGAGGATCTTCAGGTAGTAGCGGTTCTTCAGGTACTTCCGGATCAAGTGGTAGTACAGGAACTAGTGGATCTTCAGGCACTAGCGGCTCATCAGGTAGCTCCGGTACTTCCGGATCAAGTGGTAGTACAGGATCTTCAGGAACTTCAGGTTCTAGTGGATCTAGTGGATCTTCTGGAAGCTCAGGTTCCTCTGGATCAAGTGGAAGAACCCCTGATTTATGTATAACATCTACATCATGTATTAATATTTCAAGCACAGCAAGTGTTTGTAATGATTATTCCTTCACAGAATCTTCTCCAGGAGGCACCACAGGATTTTATACATACCCATCAAAAACTTTAAGCTACGAAACATTTTCAGGGTCTATATTCTTACAATGGTACGCTATTGATGTGCCTAATAGGTTTACTGTTAAAGATTCAACTTTAACTAATGTATGGACTAGTGGTTGGGTTGGAAGCGCCTCTTACTCAGGTCCTTGGGGAGGCTCTATCAACGCCGCAACAGCAGGAAACACTACTATAAATGTAGATACAGATACCTACTATTTAGTAGTTGAAACATCAATATCCTCTTCTTCTGATACATGGACTGTAAATATATTATGTCAAGGAAGTGGAAGCTCACAAAACACTATAAGCTATAGCGGAGACACTTGTTGGGTACCGGGACAGTATGTAATAATTTCTTATGATGTTAGTAACTATATAATAGGAAGAGTTTTATCTTCAACATCTACTACCATAACTTACACAACTATTGAATCAGTTGGTTCTGGATCATATTGTAACTGGAGCATAGGATTTTTAGGAAGACCTGGACAAGATGGTCAAAATGGAACATCAGGTTCTAGCGGAAGTTCAGGTAGCTCAGGCACATCAGGCTCTTCCGGAAGCTCAGGCACATCAGGCTCTTCTGGAACTAGTGGATCTTCAGGTTCCACAGGTTCTAGTGGATCGTCTGGCACATCAGGTAGTTCTGGATCTACTGGCACTTCAGGTTCTAGCGGTACTTCAGGGTCATCTGGCTCCTCAGGCTCTTCTGGAACTAGAGGTTCATCAGGCTCCTCAGGTAGTACTGGAACATCCGGTTCAACAGGAACTAGTGGTTCTAGTGGATCATCTGGCTCATCTGGATCATCAGGTAAAGATGGATCTTCTGGAACTAGTGGATCATCTGGCTCATCTGGATCATCAGGGTCGACTGGTTCATCTGGATCTACAGGAACATCAGGAACTAGTGGATCATCTGGCTCATCTGGATCAT